AATTACAATATTATGTTATTAGATGCTGTTAAACAAAGACTTGAGTTTCCAGAACTCAAAGAGTTATGCATTGAAGAATATAAATCTTGGGAACCAGATGCGTTTGTAGTAGAGAAAAAATCAAATGGTGCTGCACTTTATCAAGAGTTTAGACGTATGGGCATACCTGTAGGAGAGTTTACACCAGGCAAAGGACAGGATAAAATTAGTCGTGTGAACGCTGTATCTGACTTATTTAGGTCAGGTATAGTATGGGCACCAGATAGAAGATGGGCACATGAAGTGATAGAAGAGTGTAACGATTTTCCATCAGGTGCGAATGATGACCTAGTAGATGCGACAACGCTTGCCTTAATGAGATTTAGGCAGGGCGGATTTATTAGGTTGCCTAGTGACGAAGAAGATGACATTCCTGGTTACAGAAGGTACAATCAAAAACGTCATTATGTTATTTAACAACGGGGATAATTATGTTATACCAATTTATAAGAGATAAAATTAAGTGGCTGAAAAAAACACACGCTAAATATAATTTAATAATAAACATAGTGCTGTTAGTGCTAGTAATCATTTGCTTACTATAGGAAAAAATCATGGCTGATGACAATAATGTCGACAAGGGTTTATATCAAGCTCCTAAAAGTATGGAAGAAATGGCTCAAGGTGAGCCTGATTTAGAAATAGAAATTGTAGACCCAGAAGAAGTTAACATTAGTGTTGACGGCATGGAGATTAACATTGACCCTGACCGCATGGACGATGATGAGTTTTCTGCAAACTTAGCAGAAGAGATGGATGATGACGTACTTGAGGCTTTGGCTAGTGATTTGATTGACGACTATACGGGAGATGTCAATTCAAGAAAAGACTGGCTAGACACTTATGTTGATGGACTAGACCTTTTAGGTTTAAAGTTGGAGGACAGAAGTGAGCCATGGGAAGGAGCTTGTAATGTTTATCATCCATTACTCACCGAAACACTTGTTAAGTTTCAAGCAGAAACTATGACTGAAACATTCCCTGCAGCGGGACCTGTCAAAACAACTATCATTGGTAAAGAAACAAAAGAATGTATAGACGCTGCTAATCGTGTAAGAGAAAACATGAACTATCAGCTAACTGAAAAGATGACTGAATATAGACCAGAACACGAAAGAATGTTATGGGGTTTAGGTCTTGCAGGTAACGCCTTTAAAAAAGTTTATTATGACCCTAATCTAGAACGTCAAGTATCTATGTACGTTCCAGCTGAAGATATAGTTGTACCGTACGGTGCTTCAGATTTAGAAAGTGCAGAAAGAGTTACTCATGTCATGCGTAAAACAGGAAATGATTTACGTAAATTACAGGTTGCAGGATTTTATCGAGATATAGACTTAGGTGAACCCACCTACGATTTAGATGATGTAGAGAAAAAGATAGCTGAGAAGATGGGTTTTAGTGCAACTACTGATAGTAGATTTAAAATATTAGAAATGCATGTAGACCTTAATTTAGAAGGATATGAAGATAAAGATAAAAATGGCGAAGAGACAGGTATAGCTTTGCCTTATGTGGTAACTATAGAAAAGTCAACTAACACAGTTTTATCTATTAGAAGAAATTATGACCAAGATGACAACACAAAACAAAAACGACAGCATTTTGTGCATTATGGTTATGTTCCTGGTTTTGGTTTCTACCACTTTGGTTTAATACATTTAATAGGAGCGTTTGCTAAATCAGGCACCATGATACTAAGACAGTTAGTGGACGCAGGTACATTATCTAATTTACCAGGCGGATTTAAGTCTAGAGGGCTTAGAATCAAAGGCGATGATACTCCCATCTCTCCAGCAGAGTTTAGAGATGTAGATGTACCATCAGGTAGCATCAGAGATAATATACTACCACTTCCTTACAAAGAGCCAAGTCAAGTTCTTAATCAGTTGATGAATCAAATTATTAATGAAGGTAGAAGATTTGCTAGTGCAGCTGATTTGAAAGTATCTGATATGTCAGCACAAGCTCCTGTTGGAACAACCCTTGCTATTTTAGAAAGAACATTAAAAGTAATGTCTGCGGTGCAAAGCCGTATTCATTATGCAATGAAACAAGAGTTTAAATTACTTAAAGGTATTATTAGAGATTTCACTCCGCCAGATTATAAATACGAACCAGACACAGGTTCTAGAATGGCAAAACGTGATGACTATGATAAAGTAGAAGTAATACCTGTAAGTGACCCAAATGCTGCAACGATGTCACAAAAAGTAGTTCAGTATCAAGCAGTGATGCAATTAGCACAACAGAATCCAGATTTATATGACATGGTAGAACTTAATCGTCAGATGCTAGATGTATTAGGAGTTAAAAACGCTAACAAGTTAATACCCGACAAGGATGATATAAAAGCGTTAGACCCTGTTTCAGAAAACATGAACATTATTAATGGTAAACCTGTAAAAGCATTTGCTCATCAAGACCATGAAGCACACATCAAAGCTCATTTAGCATTTATAAATGACCCTATAATTAGGGAGATGATAGGACAAAGTCCAAATGCTAATAAAATATTTGCAGCTATGGAAGCACATATTGCAGAGCATATTGCGTTTGCTTACAGAAACAAGATTGAAGAAGAGCTTGGAGCTCCTCTACCTCCACCAGGTGAAGTGCTACCTGATGATGTGGAGATTGAACTATCAAGACTTATTGCTAAATCAGCTGACCAACTACTACAGAAAAATACAGCTGAAACTAAACAAAAAGAAATTGTTAAGCAACAGCAAGACCCATTGATACAAATGCAACAACAAGAGCTTCAAATTAAACAAATGGAAGCTCAAGCAAAAGCTAAGAAAATGTCAGATGACGCTACGCTTGATGTGGCAAAACTTCAGCTAGAAAAAGATAGACTAGAGTCGCAAGAAAGAATCGCTGGTGCTAAACTTGGTGCTGACGCAGTCAATCGACAGAAAGAGCTGGATGCAAAAGAATTTATGGAAGGCACTAAGTTAGGTGCTGAGGCCGTAAAACAACAGCAGGAACGTAATAATACGCAAACTTAAAAACAGGAGAGAGAAATGGACGAGCTAATGACCCTTGCTAAACAATTAGGTGAGGAAGAGCAACGCATAAAAGATGATATGGCACAAGGTAGAGCTGAAGAATACGCACAATACATGCACGCATGTGGTATTATTCGAGGCTTTCAAATTGCTCAAGGCCATGTGGCTTCCTTGATAAGAAACAGGGAGGAAGATGATGAGTGATATACAAACCCCAAATAAAGAAATAGTATCTGCATCTGGTGCACCGATGAATACTGCTAAATCAGAGGTAGATGAAACTAAACCCACACAATTACCTGACGTTCAAGGCTACCGCATATTATGTGCTGTGCCTGAAGTAGAGGAGACATATGAGAGCGGGTTAATTAAATCTGATAAAACTAAAAATATTGAAGAGCATTCAACTGTAGTTTTATTTGTGCTGAAGTTAGGAGATATGGCTTATAAAGATAAAGAGCGATTTCCTACTGGTCCTTGGTGTAAAGAAGGAGACTTTGTTATAACAAGGGCATATTCTGGAACTCGAATCAAAATTCATGGAAGAGAGTTTCGCATTATTAATGACGACACAGTAGAAGCCGTAGTGGACGACCCACGAGGCTACGAACGTGCATAAATGGAGAAGTAGATATGGCAAACATAATCAATGAGATTCCTAATGAATTACAAACGGAAGAACAAGAAGTTGAGCTAAAAGAGAGCAAAGCTGAAAAAGTTGCTTCTGAGGAGAGGACAGGTGAGGTAGAAGTGGCTAAAAAAGAAGCCGAACCTGTGCAAGGAGAGTTAGATTTTGATATTGAGATAGAGGATGATACTCCTAAAGCTGATAGAAACAGAGAACCTTTACCTGAGAATGTAAAAGAAGAGCTTGAAGCTGATAATTTAGAAGAATATTCTGAAAGAGTAAAAAACAGAATGGCTCAACTTAAAAAAGCTTGGCATGACGAGAGGCGAGAAAAAGAAGCATCTGAAAGAAGAAGAACAGAGGCAGAAAGAATCGCTGCTATGCAAATGGAAGAAAACAAAAAACTTAAACAAACACTTTCAACAGGCGAAGAAGATTATCTTAAAACTCTTGAAGCAAGATATGAAAGTGATTTAGCCATGGCTCAAAGAGAATATAAAGAGGCTTATGACCTTGGAGACAGTGAAAAGTTAGTAGCAGCTCAAACAAAAATGAACGAAGCTCAATATAAACTGGGACAAGCTCAAGATAGAAAACCACAATATAGCAAAGAAACTTTACAAACTGAAGAAAATGCGATATTGTCAGGGCAAGAAACAGTTAAACCGCAAGTTCCACAACCAGATGCTAAAGCTCTTGCGTGGCAAGACAAAAACAAATGGTTTGGACAGGACGATGAGATGACTTCATTAGCGTTAGGACTGCATGAAAAATTAGTCAAAAGTGGGGTAGACCCATCTTCTGACCAATATTATCGTAGTATTGATAGTACTATGCAAAAACGATTCCCTGAATATTTTGGGGAGACTGATTCGTTGGAAGAGGCACAACCCGCCCAACGCAAACCTTCAACTGTAGTTGCTCCAGCAACAAGGTCAACTGGTCCTAAAAAGGTTAGATTGACTAAAACACAGTTAGCTTTAGCAAAGAAATTCAAGCTAACCCCAGAGCAATATGCACGTGAATTAATTAAAACGGAGACCAAAAATGGATAAAGCTAAAAATCGTAAGAGTAGAGAAGCAGTAACTCGTGAAGAAACTGAAGTTCGAAATAAACAGTGGGAACCTCGTTCTACGTTACCAGAAGTCAAGCATGAAGCTGGCTGGGCGTATCGTTGGATTAGAGTTTCACTAGCGAATGAAGCGGATAACATGAATGTGTCTTCCCGTATGCGTGAAGGCTGGGAGCCTGTGAAACATTCAGACCACCCAGAAGTAAATTTACCGACAAACCCTAACTCAAGATTCAAAGACGGTATTGAAGTTGGTGGATTGTTATTATGTAAGATGCCACAGGAAATGGTAGACCAGAGGAATGAATACTTTAAGGAGAAAGCTAGAGCTCAGGAACAGGCTGTAGACAACAGTTTAATGAGACAGAATGACCCTAGAATGCCGTTATTCTCTGAGAAAAAATCTACCACATCTAAAGGCAGAAAATAGTAGATAGGAGATAATATTATGGCAAGCACAGCCGCACCTTATGGGTTTAGACCCGTAAATTTGATTGGTGGACAGCCTTATGCTGGTTCTACTCGTCAAATTAAAATTGCGTCTGGGTATAATACTAACATTTTCAATGGGTCAATCGTTTCTATTGTAGGGGCAGGCACTATTGAAATAGTTACTACAAATGGTGATAACTCTACTGGTTTTCCAGCAGGAACTATCGGTGTGTTTGTAGGATGTACATATACAGACCCAAATACAAATCAACTAACCTTTAGTCAGCATTTTCCAGCTAATACAGCTGCGTCTGATGCGAAGGCTTATGTTGTAGATGACCCTGATGTAGTGTTCCAAGTTCAAGCAGATGCTACAGTTGCTCAAACAGCGTTAGGTTCTAATGCTCACTTAGCAGCCGTTCAGTCTTCTTCGACTGGTTCTACCACAACAGGTAATTCAACCACAGCACTAGATGCAACAGTTAACACTACTGCTGGATTTGCGTTTAGAATTGTCGACTTTGTCGATGGTCCTAAATCTTCCGTAGGAGATGCTTTTACTGATGTGCTAGTTAAGTTTAACCCTGATAGCCACAGCTATCTAAATAAGACTGGTATTTAAGGAGAATAAATCATGGCAATTTCAAGAGCTCAGTTATTAAAAGAGTTGCTCCCAGGCCTTAATGCTTTATTCGGAATGGAATACGAGCGTTATGGGGAAGAGCATAAGGAATTCTACGAAACTGAAACATCAGAACGTAGTTTTGAAGAAGAAACAAAACTAGCTGGTTTTGCTGGAGCCCCTGTGAAAGCAGAAGGTGCCGCAATCGCTTATGACAATGCTCAAGAAGCGTTTACAGCTAGATATAACCACGAAACCATAGCTTTAGGTTTCTCACTAACAGAGGAAGCTGTAGAGGATAACCTTTACGACACTTTATCTGCGAGATACACAAAAGCTTTAGCACGTTCAATGGCTAACACAAAACAAGTGAAAGCTGCTAACGTATTAAACAATGGTTTTCCAGGTGGTCCTACAGGTGGTGATGGTAAAACATTATTCGCTACAGACCATCCATTAGTGTCAGGTGGCACAAACAACAATTCACAAACAACAGCTGCTGACTTAAATGAGTCATCATTAGAGAACGCAGTTATTCAAATTAGTCAGTGGACTGATGAGAGAGGTTTGTTGATTGCTGCTAAACCACGTAAACTAATCATCCCACCAGCGTTACAATTCGTTGCGACACGTCTATTAGACACTGAGCTAAGAACAGGCACAGCTGATAATGACCTCAACGCATTGAAAAATAACGGTGCAATTCCTGAAGGATATGCAATTAATCATTACTTAACAGATACTGATGCATACTTCTTAACAACAGATGTACCAAATGGTATGAAATACTTTGTAAGAACACCATTAACTACATCTATGGACGGTGACTTCGACACAGGTAATGTTAGATACAAAGCCCGTGAAAGATATTCATTCGGATTTTCCGACCCATTAGGAATGTGGGGCTCACAAGGTGCTTAATAGGCACACTTGAGGGTGTTTAGTTTTTCATAGTTCTAAACACCATTCGAAAGCCCAACATATCTCTCGTTGGGCTTTCTTTTTGCTTTTAATTATTTTTAGAAAGAGTATACTTTATACATCGGGAAACATAGAACTTATCTAACTGCCCCCGAACAGACGCATACACGATAGATAAGTTTTAACTTTGTATGGAGATATAAGATGGCTACATCAACTTTTTCGGGTCCAGTAGTATCCAAAAATGGATTTATTAACACAGGACCAGGTAATGTCGTAGATGCTGATTCAAGCATATCTTTAACAGTCGCTGCACATGCAGGTAAAATTATTCATAATGATGCCGCTGGAGCAGTAACTTACACATTACCAGCATTAAATGCAACCGCAGATGGAGCAAGTTCAGGACCAGGTTCTGACCTTGACAATCTAAATAATATTGGTTCCACTTTTACAATAGTTAGCTCAATAACAAAAACTGGAGACTTAGTGGTTCAAGTTGCAAACGCAAATGACGTTATGACTGGTTCAGCGACAATCGTTGACACAGATACAAATGATAACATGGAAGGATTTGTAACAGCAGCTGCATCAGATACTATTACATTAGATGGAAGCACAACAGGTGGTGTAACACACGCTACAATCACATGTACAGCTATTAGTTCAACTAAATGGAGTGTTTCAGTTATCACAGGTGGTACTGGAAACTTAGCTACACCTTTTAGTGCAGCAGTTAGTTAATAGGAGAAAAATATGAGCAGTAATGGAGAAATATGGGCAGTAACCCCTTCCACAAGTGCTACATACTATAGAGCTGCAGCATCTATATCAGGTGCTGGGGCTCTGACTCTACTCACAGATGACGCAGGTCCCAACGGGGTCGGTTATAAAGTTAGATTTACTTCAGCAGGAGATGACAGCGGAGATACTTTCACTATTGTCGGAATCACTGTGGCTGATGTAATTACAGGAAACTCAACTACAGAAGTCGTTACGGGTGCTGATACTGGAACAGCTGATTCTACTAATTTTTTTGCTAAAATTACAAGTATTACAGCTTCAGGTGGTTCAGCAGGAAACGTAAGCATAGGAACCACTGGGTCCATAGCGTTACCTAGAACTAGACTGAAAGGGTTTTATTATCTAGCTAGTGGTAGTGGAGGTAGTATTAAATTAAATTTAAATAGTACTTCAGGTACAGAATTGTTAAATATAGCGACACCAGCAAGTGCTACTGGCACGCAGGATATGTTCCTTCCTGGTCAAGGTATATTGACAACGTCTACTGGTAGTAGTGTTAGAGATTTTTCTATAGTTACTATAACTAATGTAACTAACACAGTTTTATTCTGTGGATAGCTAAATATGGCTACTAGAAAAAAAGGAATGGGAATAAAGACTTCGGTTAAGTCTGGTAATTTTAGAAAGACTAAAGCTGGAGCAGGGATGACAAAGAAAGGTGTAGCAGCCTATCGAAGAGCCAACCCTGGTAGTAAATTACAAACAGCAGTAACTGGAAAGGTTAAAAAAGGTTCTAAAGCTGCTAAGAGACGTAAATCATTTTGTGCACGTAGTGCAGGGCAAATGAAGAAGTTTCCAAAGGCGGCTAAGAATCCCAACTCAAGGTTACGTCAAGCTCGTAAGAGATGGAAATGTTAACATGGAAGACAAAGTGCAACAGACTATAGCAGTACATTCGGCAGAAATAGACCATATGAAAAAGGATATAGACCATATCATTGTCAAAGTCGATAAAATGGATAAGTCTGTTGATGATATCAAAGAAACTCTTGCAGAAATTAGAGGTGGCAAAGCCGTTGCAATATGGTTCTTTGGTATATTTGGAGTGATTTTAGGGTCACTTGTAACTTGGTGGATAGGTAAATAACCTAGGAGATTTAAAATGAAATACGGTAAAAAGAAAAAAATGAAAGATGGTGGTATGGCTAAAAAAGTACACGATGCTACTGTGAAGGCTATGAAAGATATGGATGCAAATTTTATGAGTAAATCCCCAAAAAATTTCCAAAAAGATTATGAGTCTTTAAGAAAAAAAATAGAGGAAAGTATGAAGACAGGAAAATCAGGTATGAAAGATGGTGGTATGGCTAAGAAAAAGATGGCCATGGGTGGTAAACTGAAACCTGTAGATAAAAAGAAAAATCCAGGTCTAGCTAAATTACCAACAGAAGTTCGTAATAGAATGGGCTTTATGAAGAAAGGTGGTGATGTTAAAAAAGCTGGTCAAAAAGCTGGAGAACTAGGTGCTGCTATTGCGAAAGTCAAAAAGAAACAAGGTATGAAAAAAGGCGGTATGGCTAAAAAGAAAATGATGGGTGGCGGTATGGCTATGAAATATAAACACGGAGGCAAGACTGGTAAATGTCCTCGTGATGGTATCGCTATGCGTGGTAAAACAAGAGCGGGGCGTTAATTATGATGAAATCTAGAGGTATGAGTAGGATAATGAAGCCTATACGCATGAAAAAAGGTGGTAGCACTAAAGATGCTTGTTACCACAAAGTAAAAGCTAGATATAGAGTTTTTCCTAGTGCGTATGCTTCAGGTGCCATAGCTAAATGCCGTAAAGTTGGTGCTGCTAACTACGGTAAAGGTGGGAAGAAAAAATAGTGGCTGTCCGTAAGACTAAAAAAGGTCTTGCTTTAAAAAGATGGTTTAAGGAAGACTGGAAAGACGTAAGAACAGGCAAAGCCTGTGGTCGTCAAAAAGGTGAGAAACGTGGTACACCTTATTGCAGACCTAGTAAACGAGTGTCAAGTAAAACTCCTAAGACATCAGGAGAAATGACGGCAGCTCAAAAGAGGAAGCGTATTGCTCAAAAGAAAAGACTTGGGCAACCAGCTGGAAAACCACGTAGAGTACAGGCAGTTAAAAGGAAGAAGAGGAAAACATAATGGCTATTAAAGTAAAAAAAAGAGACCCGTTAACAAGAATGATGGATAATACGGCCTTTATGAGATACTTAAAGAGTCCAGAAGCTCGAAATAGATTTTTGGCTATACCTGGATTAGAAATGGATAAAATCCCTGCTATAAAAAGATTGAGAGAAAAAAGATTAAAGGAAATGCAAGAAACTTATAAAGATAAAAATAGAGTTAGAGATGCAAGAAAAAAATTTGATAAGGATAAAAAGAAAATTAAAAAGAAAGCAGGTGGTAGGGTTAAAAAAGTCAAAGCCCATCGTGGTGATGGTATTGCTAAACGTGGTAGAACAAGAGGAAGGATAGTATAGTGGCAGTATCAGGAACAACAACATTTAATTTAGACTTAAATGGTATTGTAGAAGAAGCATTTGAAAGATGTGGTGCAGAATTACGTACAGGCTATGACTTACGCACGGCTCGTAGAAGTTTAAATTTACTTACTGCAGAGTGGGCTAATCGAGGTGTTAATCTTTGGACTATAGAAGAGGCTAGTGTATCTTTAACTGAAGGCACTATAACTTATAATCTTCCAGCTGATACTATTGATTTGCTAGAGCAAGTTATTAGAACAGGCACAGGCACTAATCAACAGGACCTTACTATTAGCAGAATATCAGCAACTAACTATGCAACCATACCTAGTAAAAACCTTACAGGTAGACCTAATCAAGTATGGATAAACAGACAAGCAGCACAACCGAATATAAATGTATGGCCTACTCCAGAGGATAATAGCTATACATTTGTGTATTGGGCACTTAAAAGAATAGATGATGCAGGTAATGGTGTGAACACCCAAGATATACCATTTAGATTTTTACCGTGTTTGATAGCAGGACTTGCTTATTATTTAAGTTTAAAAATACCTGAAGCAGGTGATAGAATTCAATTCTTAAAAGGAGAATATGAAGAACAGTGGGCTTTAGCTTCTACTGAAGATAGAGAAAAAGCCGACTTAAGAATAGTTCCACGTAAACAACATATATAGGAGATGTCAAATGAAGAAGATGACTAAGGCTGAAGCTAATTTTAAACCACACATGATGTATGATAAAAAGTCAGGTAAAGGTGTAAGAGCAGGGACTTTTAAGAAACATCTAGATTTAAAGAAGAAAGGATATGGACACACTAAACCAAAAGCTAAAAAGAAAATGATGGCTGGTGGCATGGCTAAGAAAAAAATGATGGCTGGTGGCATGGCTAAGAAAAAAATGATGGCTGGTGGCATGGCTAAGAAAAAAATGTATGGCGGTGGCATGGCTAGAAAGAGAAAATAAATGAGTAGTAAGTACGCTTCAGCAAAATACACGATTGCAGAGTGTGATAGATGTGGTTTTCAATTTAAATTAAATGAATTACAAGACATATTTATAAGAACTACCGAAACAAATATTAAAGTATGTAAAGAGTGTTATGAGCCTGACCATCCACAGAATATGCAAGGTATGTATCCTGTAGATGACCCACAGGCCGTTTTAGACCCTAGACCAGATAGAAATTTAGATGAACAAAGAAATTTTCAGTACGGTTTTAATCCTGTGGGACTTAACAATCCTTTGGGTTTGGAAGGACTAGAAGATGATTTAGAAGGTGCTGGACAAGTTGGGTCAGTTACCGTAACAATAACGTAGGAGTATATTATGAATAAAGATAGAAAAGGCGTGAAGCCAACTTATAAACAACCTGAAACTGTTGCTACACCTAATACAGGTGGATATCCTGAGAAGGACGTAAAGACAGAAGGAGTGGTAACTCGTGGTAACGGAGCAGCTACAAAAGGAACTAAGGCTAGAGGGCCTATGGCATAATGACATATACGGAGTTAGTAGCAGCAATAAAGTCTTACACAGAGAATGACTATACTACTACTGATGTAAATACTTTTATTAAAAACGCTGAACAACGTATATTTAATGTCGTGCAGTTACCTGACTTACGTAGAAATGTAACAGGAACTATGACATCAGGTAATAAATTTTTTGCTTTACCTAGTGATTGGTTAGCTACTTTTAGTATTTCTGTTATTAATAGTGATAATGAACACTCGTTTCTTTTAAATAAAGATGTAAATTTTATTAGAGAGGCTTTTCCTGACACTGATTCAGGATTCTTTGGTAAACCTGAATATTATGCTATATTTGACGATGAGACAATGATTTTGGGACCAACGCCTGATGCTAATTATAGTGCTGAATTACACTATTATTTTTATCCTCAAAGTATTGTTACTGCTGGTAATTCTTGGTTGGGGGATAACTTCGATACTGTATTATTTTATGGTGCATTACTTGAAGCAGCTGCGTTTATGAAAGAAGACCCAGATACGATAACTATGTATTTGGGTAGATATAATGAATCTTTACAATTACTTAAAAATTTAGGTGATGGTAAAAATAGAAGAGACGCTTATAGAAGTGGACAATTAAGGATACCCGTAGGAAGTGGATAATAAAGCAGAAATAATACAAGGCGTTGACTATGATGTACAAACTACATCGTATGGTGGCATGACACCAGAGCAAGTAGCAGAGTTAGCTCTTGCTAAAATAATTCATGTAGGCGAGAACGCTAATCCTTTATTAAAGGAACAAGCACTAGCTTACAAAGATAGCATTAGGCAAGTTCTAGTGTATTATATGAAACAGGCTATAAAGTCTAATCATACAACCGTAGCGAATAAACTGCGTGAAGCAGGGCATTCAGAATTAACTAAACTTTTGGAGGTATAAAATGGCAATTTCACAAGCAATGTGTACATCATTTAAAGTTGAGTTGTTGAATGGTATTCATGCTTTTAGCACAACAGTAGCTCGTGGTGACACATCTGCTGATAGTTTTAAATTAGCATTATACACTTCATCAGCTTCTTTAGGTGCTGGTACTACAGCGTATACATCATCAAACGAAGTTTCAGGAACAGGATACTCAGCAACAGGTTCAGCACTTACTGTAGTAGCTCCTACATCTTCTGGGACTACAGCGTTATTAGATTTTAATGATTTGACGTTTTCAACGGCTACAATTACAGCTCGTGGTGCGTTAATTTATAACGACACACAAAGTGACAAAGCAGTTGCAGTGTTAGATTTTGGTGGTGATAAAACATCTACAGCGGGAGACTTTACTATAGTATTCCCTACAGCTGATGCCTCTAACGCTATTATACGTATAGCTTAGTAGGAGTGTTAAATGGCACTTGTTGTAAACGACAGAGTCAAAGAGACTACTACCACAACAGGTACAGGGACAGTCACTTTAGCTGGTGCTGTATCTGGGTTTGAAACTTTCGCTGCTGGTATAGGAAACAGTAATACTACATATTATTGTATTCAACTAGGGTCAGAGTTTGAAGTAGGTTTAGGCACATTATCAAGTGACAGTTCAACCCTAGCTCGTACCACAGTTATATCAAGTTCTAACAGCGATAGTGCTGTTAATTTTTCTGCAGGGACAAAGAATGTTTTTTGCACTTTACCTGCCAGTAAGACACCTATACTAGATGCAAGTGGAGACGTAACACTCTCTGGAACTTTAGAGGCTAGAGAATTAGAGGCATCTAATGGTATAATTGCAAACAGTGAAACAGTTAGTGCTAATTATACTTTTCCTACAAACTATAACGCTATGAGTGTAGGCCCAATAACTATAGCAAGTGGAGTAACAGTAACCGTCCCTAGTGGACAAAGATGGGTGATATTATGACATGTAAAATTAATGCAGATACAAGTAGTGGACTACAATTAGAATCAGATACAAGTGGTGAAATCGATATTCAATCTGGTGGTAATACAGATTTTAGTATTACTGCGAACAACTTAAATGTAAAATCTGGTTCAACCTTAACGATTGATTCAGGTGGCACTATAACCAATAGTGGCACGTTAGGTTCTGGGTTTAAATTAAAACAAACTGTAGCTGATAGTGACCATTTAAGTTATACCATAAGTGTTACTAATTCTACTTCAGACCATGCTGGTACAAAAGCTTACTCGATAACACCAACTTCATCCTCAAATAAAATTAAGATAGATTTTTTTATACCCCAAGTAAGAAATTCTGCTAATGTTGCTGGGTTACGAATGAGGCTGTATAGACAAATAAATGGTGGCGGTTATTCACATGTAACAGCGTTATCAGGTGATGCAGCAGGTAATCGTCTTGCATCTCTTGCAGGTAACTATGACCAAAATGGCGATGGTAATAGGTCAAGTGCTTGGTTTGGTGGAACGATTGTTGATAGTCCAAGCACAACAAATCAAGTAGATTATAAATTTTATTTTGGTGCTGGAGACGGCTCTACAACATTATATGTAAATAGAACTCAAAACGATGCTGACTTTAATTATACAAGTAGATGTCGTACTCATGTATGTTTAACGGAGATTGAATAATGACAGAAAATGTGTACCCAGGAAAAGACATAGCAGCAGCTATAAAAGCAATAGACCCTAATGCATCTTTTGTAATGATAGAGGATGATATAGATAACATTGACTGGGTTACTACACCAGTAGCAAAAGATGATATTTTAGCAAAAGTAACAGAATTAGAGACTGCTTATAATAATCTTGAGTATGCAAGGAAACGTAAAGCTGAATATCCCTCCATATCAGAACAGTTAGATAAAATTTATAATGATGGTATTGATGCTTGGAAAGCAGACATCAAAGCAATCAAAGACAAATATCCAAAGGGGTAGATTATGGCAATAACAATACATGGCACAAAAGGAGATAATACAGATTTACAAACTACAGAATCTAGTGTTGATTTGAATGGCACAGAGTTAATATTGGACGCAGATGGCGACACAAGTATAACTGCTGATACAGACGACCAAATTGATTTTAAAGTAGGTGGCTCTGACCTTTTTAAAATGTCAAGTACAGATGGCACTTTTAATTTTGGAAATACAGGAAATTGTACTCTAAGTGCTAATGGCAGTAATCAAATCACTTTAAAAGCTGGAAGTGCATCTGGAGATAATATAAAATTTTCAAGTTCTAATGCTGTACAATTAGATATTTTTAGTACCTCAAATGCAGTAAACCATACAAGAATTGTTGGTTCACTAGCTAATGCTCCTGTATTAATAGAAGGTGTAGGAACTGATAGTAATATAGGTATAAGATTAGTACCAAAAGGTGTTGGGACTGTACATATTTCTGGACAACTTACTAAAGATAGTGGTTCATTTAAAATCCCACATCCATTAGAAAGTAAAAATAGCTCACATTATTTAGTTCATTCTTTTATTGAAGGGCCACAAGCTGATTTAATTTATCGAGGTAAAGTTGATTTAGCTGGTGGAACAGCTACTGTTAATATAGATACAGTATCAGGTATGACAGCAGGTACATTTGTTGCATTGAACACAGACGTACAATGTTTTACCAGTAATGAAAGTGGATGGACCGCAGTCAAAGGTTCGATATCAGGAAATATTTTGACCATTACAGCACAGGATAATAGTTGCACGGACACTATCTCATGGATGGTAGTGGGTGAAAGACAAGACCAACACATGAAAGAGACTGGTTGGACAGATGAAAATGGTAAAGTAATTTTAGAACCAGAAAGAGAACCAGAAGGCACTGTATTAACTACTGAAGGGTTAGGAGGATAAATGCCATTAGTAATCAAAGGCAGCAGTTCAGGACAAGTAACGGTTGATGTACCAGCAGCTGCAGGTACTAATACATTAACCTTTCCAGCTGCGACAGGTAATATCATAACCAATAAAACTGCTGGAACGATTATACAAGTTGTAAATTTCACCACTGGAGCTTCGGCTACAGGTACAACTCAAATGGTTGGGGATGATACTATTCCACAAAATGATGAAGGGGATGAGTACATGACTTTAGCTGTAACTCCAACTAATTCCTCTAATAAATTAATAATAAATGTTAGAGCAAATGTAATACATAGTGGTACTGCTGGTTCTCATTACGGAGCTTTGTTTCAAGATTCCACTGCAAATGCTCTTGCAACTGCTTGGGCAGCTAAAAATGCTGCTGCACATAACCCTACCATGTTAGTAATAGACCATTACATGACAGCTGGTACAACTAGCGAAACTACTTTTAAATTTAGGTCAGGTATTTCTGTTTCTGGCACTACAACATTCAACGGTGTTTTAGGAGCAAGGTTTTTTGGTGGCTCTTTTGCATCGTCCATTACAATAACGGAGGTAGCAACGTGATTACTAATATCTATTATGATATAGCTTCCGCTATTTTAGCAATAGACCCAGACGCTAAAGTTAAAGTAAACAATGAAGATATTGATGATATTGAATGGACTAGCTCTGAGATATCAAAGTCAGATATACAGGCAAAAATAGTTGAACTTAAAGCAGCACATGATGCGTTAGCATACGCTAGAAATAGAGAGCCAGAATATCCATCTATTGGCGACCAACTAGATGCTTTGTATCGTGCGGGAGTATTTCCTACAGATATGGCAAACAAGATAAAAGCAGTTAAAGACAAATATCCAAAGGAGTAATTAATGAAATGGTCTACTGTAATTATAGTATTAGGATTAGCATGGTTAATGCTGTATGTCACTGATAGTTTTGGAGCAGATACAACCATACGTTACAAAGACCAACCACCACCTTCAGCTATAGCACCATCGTTGTCTATCGGTAGTGGTAGTGATGTTTGTATAGTGGTGAGAACAGGAGCGATTGGTACGGGAATTTTCTCTGGCTCATTTGCAACTCATGTGATTGATAAAAACTGTGAAAGAATAAAATTAAGTAGAAGTCTTGCTCAACTTGGACTGAAGGTATCAGCTACAAGTATCTTGTGTCAAGACGATAGAGTTTTTACAGCTATGTTGGCTGCAGGAAGTCCTTGTCCTATAGATGGTTTAGTAGGAAAGGAGGCTAAAAATAAATATTTAGAACTAGGGATTATAGATGAGAACAATAATATTGTGGGCTCTCGTGATGCTCTTCGCATCAACATTAGCCAGCCACGCAGACACGACTACGGACAACCTACTCAATAACCCAAATTTTACTACTGATACCAGTGGTTGGGAGTTGTCTGATAACAACCAAAACAAGGTTAAAAGAGACCCTGCGACTTACTCTGGTTCTGCATCTAAAAGTGTAAGGTTTAGATATCAAGGTGGTAGCATTAGTCAAGATGTAGATATATCAGGTGTATCTGAGAATCATTTAATAAAAGAAATAAATATGAATTTTGACTCTATAGGCTGTGGCAATACAGGCAGTCAATGGTGTAATGCTGGAGCTGATGATACGGTAGTATCAACCATTACTTTATCAACTGAATCAACATCAGAGGTATTATCAGAAACTACAGCTGTGCCATACGAAGATGGATGGGAAAGTTATTCTTTTACTAAAGATGTAACAGGGGATTTTAATACAGACGATACCTCATTAAACTTAACAATCACAGGTAATGACACAGGTAATTCTAGTAATTGGTATGGTCCTATTATTGATAATCTAAGTTTATCTTTGACCATAGAAGAGTATGTGGCTCCTGTGGTAATTGAGCCTATCGTAGTTCAACCAATAATTGAACCTTTGGTAGTTGAGCCTATAGTTGAGCCTATAATAGAGCCGATTGTGATTATTGAAGAAACTTTGATTGAGGGTTTAACTTTGGACACAGAGATTGTTAATGATGTAATATTACAACCTGTGGCTATTGAAATACCTACATTACCTGACTTACCAGATTTACCTGAGGTTAGTGAGATATCTCCTGAAGTTCCTGAGGTATCTGAATTACCTGAAATATCCATGGATATTGAGATACCAGAAATTTCTGTAGATGTAAGTGAAATATCCATAGAGGTTCCTGAGATTGAGGTCGTTGAGGAAATTCAAGAAATTGAGGTTAGCGAGCCTGTGGTTGAAGAAATCGCTGAAGTTGAGTTAGAGACTCCAGAAGAATTAAAAGAATCAAATATGGAAGAGGATGTTAAGGAGGGTTCCACAAATGATGAACCAGAAGAAATGGCAGAACAAGAGGCAGAAACAGAGACTGAGACAAATGAAAACAGCGAGTTATCAGACTCCAGCGAAGCCGAAGTCAAAAGTGACGAAAGTAAAGTCGTCAAAAAAAGTAAATCTAAAGACAGCAAAACTAAAAAGAAAGATGGTGTTAAAAAGGAAACAGCTAAAAATACCCCTAGTAAAACAACTAAAACTAACAAGCCAAAAGCTGTGGCTAAGGTTAAAAAACCTGCTACAAACGCTGATAACTTAGGACAAATAGATATAACGACTATGGTGTATTTGCAAGTAATACCTCAAACAATTACAATACAAGAAACAATCTCATTGACACAGGAGAACATATATGAGCAAGACGTTGGTACTCTCGCCAGCAGTGCTACTTACGATAATCTTATCGGTAGTGCCAGCCGCAGGTGGGTTCGTATGGTGGATGTCAGACCTAAGCACACGTTTAGTAGCTATGGAAGATAAAATAGCTAGTAGTGATACTGGGTCTTTGAATGATAGATTAACTCAAGCAGAAGAACGAGTACAGTTCAACAGTGATAACATTGATGATGTTTGGGAAAGTTTTGAGAAACTTGATGCAGAAATGAATAATATGGAAGATGAATTAGCTGCTTGGATGGAACGAGAGTTAGCTAAAGTATACGATATTATTAATGATAACCCATTAGGAAACTAATATGGCATTTGGTATTACCGCCTTTGCTGAAGATTCTTTTGCTGCCCTAGGTAGTACAAGTGCTGATGTATCGGTTACAGGTGTAGTTGGAACAACGGCTTTAGGGTCAGAGACAGCCGCAGCTGGTGCTGATGTATCAGTCACAGGAGTAGCTGCCACAAGTGCCCTAGGTTCAGTTACTACAGTTGCAAAAGCTAATGTAGCTGTTACAGGGGTAGTTGGTACAAGTGCTGTAGGGTCAGAGGCAGTAACAGCTGATGCGAATTTTGCAGTCACAGGTGTAGCTGGCACAACGGCTCTAGGGTCAGAGGCAGTCACAGCTGATGCAGACGTAGCAGTTACAGGAGTGGCTGGTACAAGTGCTTTAGGTTCAGTAACCACAGTTGCGAAAGCAAACGTAGCAGTCACAGGTGTAGCTGGTACAAGTGCTCTGGGTTCAGAATCAGTAACAGCAGATGCGAATGTAGCAGTCACAGGTGTAGCTGGCACAACGGCTCTAGGGTCAGAGGCAGTCACAGCTGATGCGAATGTAGCAGTCACAGGTGTAGCTGGTACAAGTGCGTTAGGGACAGTCACTCTTAGAACAGTAAATAATATATTTGTTACAGGGGTAGCTGCCACAGGAGCTGTAGGTTCAGTTACCACAGTTGCTAAAGCTAATGTATCTGTTACAGGTGTTAGTGGCACTTGTGAAACAAATGTATTTACACTGGTATGGGGCGATATAGATACTTCACAGACAGCAGGATATTCAGATGTAACCACATCTCAAACACCAAATTATACGGACATAGATACTTCCCAAACAGCAGATTATGAGGATATAGCAGCATGATAGTAGAGGCAAAAAAATTAGATGATGGTACAATACAATGTAAATATGAAGTAAACTTAGAGTGTTCAGATTGTGGGCTAACTGTAGACGCAGAAGAATACGAATCGGGAACTTGCTCAGATTGTGGTGCCACGTGGAATCAGAAGAAACATACTAAGATTCACGTAACAAGTGTTCCATTAGCAGGTAAATCAAGCTAATAGGAGGAGAAAATGGCTAGTACATATTCAGATTTAAAAATAGAACTAATTGGTACTGGAGAACAATCAGGTAGTTGGGGTACAACTACTAATACTAATTTAGGCACAGCATTAGAAGAAGCGATTGCGGAGTCAGTCGATGTAACATTTTCAAGTGGTACAATTACTCTTACCTTAACAAACTCAAACGGAACACAGTCGGCCCGTCATTTAAGGCTTAACTTGACAGGCACGTCAGGTGGAGCACAAAACTTAGTAGTACCAGCAATAGAAAAACCATACTTAGTTAATAATGGTTGTGCTGATGCAATCACTGTAAAAACTTCTGGAGGTTCAGGTATTGCTGTTCCTGCAGGTAAAACTATGTGGGTTTACGTTGATGGTACTAACGTAGTAGATGCAGTTACTGCTTTATCATCTTTAAAAGCAGATGGTGGAGTAACAGTAGATAATATGACCATTGATGGCACAGAGATTGATTTAAGCTCAGGTGATTTAACACTAGATGTAGCAGGAGATATTGTTTTAGACGCTGATGGTGATGAAGTTATTTTTAAAGATGGAAGTACGAATGTCGGTCATGTAAGCATGGATAGCGACAACCTAACCATAAAATCTTTGGTTAGCGACAAGGATGTCATCTTTCAAGGAAATGATGGTGGGAGTGGTATTACAGCTTTGACACTTGATATGTCAGAGGCAGGAGAAGCTACATTTAATGCAGGTCTTACAGCTCCTGGCACCATAACTTCTTCGGGTACACTGGCTGTTACTGGAAATCTAACTTTTGATGGTGCTTCAGGTACATCTGGACAAGTGTTAACATCAGCTGGTAGTGGAGCAACCCCTACATGGGCTACTGCTGTGCCATCAGGTGTAATTATGTTATGGTCAGGTGCCACTGATGCTATTCCTACTGGATTTGTAATATGTGATGGAAACAACTCAACACCTGATTTAAGAGATAGATTTGTAGTTGGTGCAGGTTCAACTTATTCTGTAAATGATACAGGTGGTTCAGCTGCAATAACTCCAGCAGGTACAAACGCTGGAACAGCTTTATCAACAGCTCAATTACCATCTCATACTCATTCTACAGATATTCAACAAGCTCAGTTTGGCACAGGAAGCGAAACTAGAGTGGCACAAGGTGGTGGTGCTAATATATCTTTACAAACTTATACATCAGCTTCAACAGGTAGTGGAGATACTCACACTCACACTTTTAGTGGTAATTCACAAAGTAACTTACCACCGTACTTTGCATTAGCATATATAATGAAAACTTAAAGGAGTTGATATGAAATATATTTTAACATTTATAACAATAACTTTTTCAAACACAGCATGGGCACACCACGAATCATTTATGTATGATACTAATTATCTTGTCCTTGCTTTGGTAATGTTGTTTTTTACTTTACTCAATAGGAGTACAACATGATTGGACTAATAGTAAATGGTTTAAGTAAAGCGGTTGGAGGATACTTTGAGCACTCTGCTAAAAAATCTAAAGCTAAATCTGATTTGAAGATTGCAGAAATAGAAGCAAAAACTGCTGTAAAAAGAAAAGTTGCAGAAGGTAAAGTTGAGTGGGAAACCGCTATGGCAAAGGCTTCTGACGATTCCTGGAAAGATGAGGCTTGGACTCTCACGTTTATAGCCATAATAATTTTTAGCTTCATACCATACTTTCAACCATTTGTTGCTAGAGGTATTGAGTTCTTAGCTACATTTCCAGAATGGTTACAATGGAGCATAATGGCAAGTATTGGAGCGTCCTTTGGACTTAAATCTATTGGTAAATTTACAAAGTAATGTTTAAGCTATCTAAAAAATCAATAGCTAAACTAGATGAGGTGCATCCAGACTTACAAAAGTTAGTTAAAAGTGCTATAGGTTTATCAACTATGGACTTTGGTATTAGTGAAGGGTTGCGTAGTAGAGAAAGGCAAAAAGAATTGTTTGATGATGGCAAAAGTCAAACTATGAACTCAAGACATCTTACAGGTCATGCGGTAGACGTGTATGCATGGAAAGATGGTGCAGTATCTTGGGAGTTTGAGGATTATGAAACAATTAATATTGCTTTTAGTCAAGCGTCAAAACTTACAAATATAGATTATGTGTGGGGTGGTTCGTGGAAGTCTTTTAAAGATGGACCACATTTTGAACTAAGAAGAGAAGGTTAAAGTGCTAAAGAAACTCGTATTTCAACCAGGTATTAATAGAGATAGAAGTAGCTATTCTTCCGAGGGTGGCTGGTACAACTGCGACAAAATAAGATTTAGACAAGGTTATCCTGAGAAGATAGGTGGTTGGAAGCCAATCAACATCACTAGATATGTTGGCACGGCTAGTAGCATGATACAGTATGGAACTTCAGACGGGAACCAAATAATTAGTGTGGCTACTAATGAAAAAAATTATATCATTAAAGGTACCGCTCTCACTGATGTGACTCCTCTGAGGGATACTTACACCACGTCTACTACTCCGTCAACAGACAACTGTTTTGCAACCACAGATGAGTCAACTACGGTGGTAGTGACGATTACGGGTCATGGTGCTTCAGAAGGTGATTATGTAACTTTTAGTGGCTCTGCTGCTGTTGGTGGTGTATCTGCTGCTAACTTAAATACAGAGTTTAAAATAGCTAATGTTACAAGTAACACTTTTGAGATTACAGTTGCAGCTGCAGCCACATCTACAGTTTCTTCAGGTGGTGGCACGGGTATATCAGCAGCTTTTCAATTTCCTGTAGGTAACGCTAATGTTGAATTTGGTTACGGTTGGAGTGCAGGAGCGTGGAATAGAAACACTTGGGGTTCTGCTAGTGATACCCCTGTAGATTTACCACCAAGAATAACATTCCAAGACCAATTTAATAATGATGTAATTTATAATATTGAAGATAATGACATATTTTTCTTTGATTATGATGCTTCAATATCAAACCGAGTTGTTAAATTAAATACATTAGTTGGCTCAAGAGCAGTACCAGAGCAAGTTGGTAAAGTTATGTTTGCTTCTAGTGGACATTTACTTTGTTTGCGTGGTACTTCTTATGCACGTGCTTTTACTGCAGGAGCTTCTATATCTAGTATTACTAGGTCTGGCACTACAGCTACAGTAACTACAGGTTCAGGACACGGCCTAGCAATTAGAGATTGGGTAGAATTTAGTGGTCAAGCACCACAAGCATATCAAGGAGAGTTTCAAGTATTGACTGTACCATCAGGCACTACTTTTACGTTTACTTTGCCATACGACCCAGGTGGAAGTGCAAGTCCAGTAGGCACTTATCAAAAGATAGATTATTCAGGAACTTTTGACCCAATGCTCATAAGATGGGCTAATGTAGATACCGATATAGGACCTCAACCCGAAGAGTGGAAACCAGAAATTACTAACTCTGCTGGATTTATACGGGTAAAACAGGGTTCACAAATTATTACTGGATTTAGAACTAGACAAGAGGTACTTATTTTTACTGATATTGCATTATCAACATTACAGTTTTTAGGGACAGAAGAAGTATTTGCTATTCAAGAAATTAGTGACAGTATAAATATTATAGCTCCTAAAGTAGTAGCAGAGGCAAACAATGTTGTTTACTGGATGGGGGTAGATAAATTCTTCGCTTATGATGGTAGAGTTAATACCTTGCCGTGCACTGTAAAACAGTATGTGTTTGAAGATATGAACAAAGATAGTGGGTTTTTAAATTTTGCTGGTATCAACAGTGAGTTTAACGAAGTCATTTGGTTCTACTGTTCAGGTGGTTCTAATAGTATAAATAGATATGTCATTTACAACTATGAAGAAAAAATTTGGTATTTTGGTAATTTAACTAGAACAGCATGGGCTAATACTGGAACTATTAAGTTTCCATTAGCTACTTTTGATGGTTATGTATATAGACATGAAGATGGCAAAGATAATGTCGTTGCACCTGGTGATAGTCCAACTGCCATATCAGCATTTATTGAGTCAGGGGATATGGGTATTGATGAAGGAGATTCATTTATATTAACTAAGAGAGTTATACCTGATGTAAACTTCACTAACTCTGATACCTCAACCGCACAAGGAGTGGCTTTGACACCAGAAGTGCAAGTAACAGTAGGAGTTAGAAACTTCCCTGGTGCTGCTACTAGCACAACTGATGTTGTCAGTAATACTCTATCTAGAGATGTTATCACTACGGCTACTGTTGACGAATACACTAATCAAGTGTTTGTAAGAGCACGAGGTAGACAGATGAACTTTAAAATAGCTAGTGAAGATATTGGAGTGCAGTGGCAACTCGGTACAACTAGAGTAGACTTTAGACCAGACGGTAGGAGAGGATAATGTCAAATATACCATCAACCAAAGGACCTAACTTAGCTAACCCACCAACAGAGTATGATGCAGGACAAGAACTACAGCTAGTAAATCAGTTGCGTCTATACTTTAACCAAATAGACGGTAACAATAATGAAGTAAAAGAGAGTGTAGATGCACTAGCTACATTGAATTGGTTGGGGGACAACTAATGGCACAGAATATTACTAAAAGACGTGGTAAGTCTTCAATCAAAACAAGATTGGAACAAGAGCGTAAAGCTGCTAGACTAGACCCTGCAGGTAAAAAAGCATTTACAAAAGGACTCGACACTGCAGCAGAACTACTTGCTTATGGTGTGCCTATAGGTGTCGTTGGTAACTTAAGTGCTAAAGCGGCAACTAAATTATTAACTAAATATAAAAAATATCAAAAATTTCAAAACACTCCAAGCATATCCTTATATAGAGGTGAGCCTGTTATGAAAAAGTCATTTGGTAGAACAAAACAATTACTAAAACAAAATCCTCAAACAGGAAAGTGGTATACTACAAATAAAGATTATGCTAGAGACTATGCTGGTGGTTCTGTATTAGATAATAAAGGTGAACCCAAAGCATTTAGAATACTTAAAGAAGTAAAAGTTAGTCCAAAAGAATTTAAAAAATTACAAAAAGGTATGGTGGATAAAAAACAACCTTTTGCAGGGAGTCAAGTAAAACATTTAAAGAAATATTTAAAATTTAAACCTAATAGAACAGTAGCCCCTACCTCTAAAGTAATGGACTCTATTGGCGGTGGGATGAAACAAGGTAAAGATTTTCATGGAACTATTCCTGGTGAAATTAGAAGACGAGCAAAAGTGATACCAAAAGCAAAAGGAGGCGTGGTTAAAAAACGTGCTGTTAGTAAACGTGTTAACGTAACTAGAGGAGATGGTATAGCTAAACGTGGTAAAACAAGAGGGAGAATGGTCTAATGGCATTTCAAAAGATTACACCAATAAGATTAGCTCAAGCAGCAAGCACTACAGCTTTTTTGGCTATTTACACTTGCCCAACTAACACTCGTACTTATGTAAAAGATATAACAGTATGTAACACTACAAGTGGAGCAGTGACTTTGTTTGTAAGTTTAGTGCCTGACCAAGGCACAGCAGGAACAGCAAACGCATTATTTAGTGGAGAGAGTATAGCTGCAAATACTACTTTTCAATGGAAGGGTACACAGATTTTAAATGCAGCAGAAACTATACAGTTTAAAGGTGGTGCAACAGGTTTAACAATTCACGTATCAGGGGCTGAAGCCGTTGATTAAGGTTATAAAAAGGTTATAATGACGCTATGAGTTTAGGAAACATATTCAGAACAATCGCACCAATAGCCGCAGGAGCTATGTTTGGACCTGGAGGTGCAGCGTTAGCTTCTGGTACCATGGGAACTGCTATTGCTGCAGGAGCTGCTACAGGTGCAGGGATTGCTGCATTATCAGGAGATGACCCTTTGATGGGTGCTGTTTCAGGTGGTTTAGGTGGTGCTAGTGGTTCAGGAATAGGAAAAGCTATGAGTGGAACTGCAGCTGTAGCTCCTACTACTGCAAACATTCCTTCAGGTATGTATGATGCAGCTTCGCCTACACTTGCTAATGCTGCAGGTCAGCTACCTGCACAAAATTCAGCTCTTATGGCACCATCTACTGGCACTAATTTTGGAGCTGGTACTATGAGAAATGTAACAATGCCAAATACAACACAAACCGTAGGTTCATTTGGTAAGCCATCAGACAGTACTTTCTTAAGTAGATTAGGTGGTGGCAGTGAACTTATGGGTGCTGGTAAATTAGGTGTTGCGGGTTTACCTGTGCTTGGTGCTGCAGCCATGCCAGATACTGCTAGCCCTGACAGTAATCCTATGAACAGATACGACCCTAATCGTAGATTAAATTTAAATATGACTACAGGTATTAGGAATGCATTGATGAGAAATTCAGGACTAAGATTACAAGAAGGTGGTATTTTAGACCTACCAATGTCGGCTCCAGAGGAGATGGAGGCATTTAGAAGATTTGAACAAGAGCGTCAACTTAGAGAATCAATGTCACCTAACATGAATAAAGGTGGTTATTTAGAGACAGGTATGGGTGATGGTGTATCAGATGAAATACCAGCTAGTCTTGATGGTGAGCAAGATGTTCTATTGTCAGAAAATGAATTTGTAGTACCCGCAGATGTAGTTAGTGGGTTAGGTAATGGCTCTTCAGATGCAGGAGCAGAGCAACTTTATGCTATGATGGATAGAGTTAGAAAAGCTAGAACAGGTACTAAAAAAATGGGAAGAGAGATAAACGCAGAGAGGTTAATGCCAGCTTGAAGAAAGCAACGATTGTTCCAAAAGAACATATCGCAGATGTTTGGGAAGATATAGAAGAGTATGTAAAAAACTGTGCTAAATATACATACGGTAGATTCACCGAACAAGATATACTGAGAGATGTGTTATCAAAAGACCAGCAGTTATGGGTTTCATTTGATGTAGAAACTAAGGTAATTGTAGGATTTTTGATAACAGAAGTAGTACAGTATCCTCAAGCAAAGATGTTAGTGATGCATTTTACAGGAGGACAAGATTTTAAAAGTTGGGTGCCTGATGGCTTACCAAAAATACAAAAGTTTGCAAGAGATAACGGATGTATTAGGATAGAGTCACATGGCAGACCAGGTTGGGAAAAGATGTGGAAAGAATATGGATATAAAAAACGATTTGTATTCTATGAATTACCAGTGGAGTAGCGGATGTTGTTAAAGTTAGTACCAAATAAATTAAAAGTATGGTTGATTAAGCAACTATACACAGACCTTGCATCTAAAGGTCGCATGGGTGATACCCGTTTAGCTCACGTTAATGATTATGAAGCTAAATTACTTAAATCAATAGGTGGCTCAGGTACAATCAACCCTGCTACAGGACTATTTGAGTATGGTGGGGGTAGTGGTGGTGGAACCACTAAGTCAACCACAACTAACTTACCTGAGTACGCTCAACCTTTCTACGAAGAACTTTTAAAGCAAACAGGTAGACAAACATACACCACAGACGCAGCAGGCAACGTTACAGGCGTACAAGATATACCACAGTATGAAGGCACTAGAGTTGTAGGGTTTACCCCAGAGCAAAGAGCAGTGCAACAAGGAGTTATGGCATTAGATACTCCTGGACAATTCGCTACTGCAGGTCAAACATTAGATGATTTGTCTACAGTGGGTACAGCAGCCGCAGCACGAGGTATCGCAGGTGCACTAGATTACACTCCTGGCACAGTAGAAAGTTTATCTATGCAAGCTCCTGGTACATTTGACCAAGCAGCTATGCAACAGTACATGAGCCCATTTAGTGAAGCAGTAACAGATAGAGCTATATTAGAAGCTCAAAGACAAAGAGATATAGCTAAGAGTCAAGCAGCTATGGGTTCTATTGGTAGAGGCACATTTGGTGGTGGACGAGAAGCGTTATTGACTGGAGAAGCTGATGCTCAAACTAGAGCATTAATAGCAGATTTAAGAGCTAAAGGACAACAAGATGCTTTCTTAAATGCTCAACAACAGTTTGAAAGAGATAGAGCCGCTGGTATGAGAGCTGATGAACAGACTCTTGCAGCTGAAAGAGAAAGAAGACAAATGGAGCAACAAGGCGGTCAGTTTAGTGCTCAACTACAAAGAGATTTAGGTCTTGGAGGATTGGGTACTGCAGTACAAACAGCTCAAGCTCAAAGTGGGTTAGGGCGAGATGCACAAATAGCTAATTTAGAAAGACTTAAAGCTCAAGCAGTAACTGCTGCACAACAACAAGCACTAGACCAAGAGATTGCAAACGTAGAGTTTCAAAAATTCAAAGAAGACCAAGATGCACAAAGACGATTATTGGAGTTTCAATCAAACATACTTCGTGGTCAAGCGGGTGCATTGGGTTCAACACAGGTGCAATACGCTCCACCACCTAGTCTAGCCAGTCAAATTACAGGTACAGGGATTGCAGGTCTTGGACTATATAGAGCGATGGGTGGTTAAGAAACAACATGAATATTATACAACTACAAGATAGACTTAAAGGAATGCCAACTGAAACTTTAGTTAAGTTTGTAGAACGACCTATGGGTGAAGTGCCCGTATATTTAGCGTTGGGTGAGTTACAAAGACGTAAGGAGATGAAAGAAAGATTTCAAGCAAGCCAAACAGAAAAACCTAGTGTATCAGAGCAACTTGTAGCAGAAGCAAAACCAAAACCAATGCAAATGGGTTTAGGTGCCATGGCTAGACGACAAATGATGCCTGGACAACAAATGATGCCTGGAGCTCAAGGCGTAGGTGCTCCACAACCAGCACCACAAATAAGCCCAAGACAAATGGCAGCAAGTGGCATAGCCGCTAACCCTGTAAGAAACGTAGGTAGCCCAGCTATGATGGCTGCAGGTGGAATTGTAGGGTATCAACCAGGTGGACTTATTGACCCAGATGACTTTGCTCCTAATCCTTTTGATAAACTTGCAGGCACAGGAGGCACAGGAGGCACAGGAGGCACAGGAGGCACAGGAAATATAACAAGAGATTCTATTGCTGGTTTTTTTGATGATGTTAATGTTGATAGCCCATACAATCCATATCCTTTCTTTACTCGTGAATTAACAGGTATTCCATATTTTCCTAAAAGTTTGACTCCAAAAGACTTCATGAAAAGACGTGAAGCTGTAAACAAAGAATTAGGAATAGATAATATGTACTTTGATGAACAAAGAGACAGAGCACTTGACATGGGGCTAATTGAAGCAGGTCTTCGTATTGCAGGAGGCACATCTGCTAACCCATTAGCAAATATATCTGAGGGAGCTATACCTGCCTTAGAGCAATACAACAAACAAATAGCAGCTGCTGACGCTGGCACTAGAGCAGAATTAATAAATGCAAGAGATGCATTTATAGAAGAGCAATCTGAAATTAGAAAAATGCAATCTGATTTATTAAATGATTATTTTGCAGCACAAGCTGCAGCTGCAAATGCTCAAGGAGGTTTAGCTAAAGAGGCTTTTGACGCAACTATAAAATATTTGGGCTATTACATACCTGAAGCAAGTATAAGAACATTTTTTGATAAATACCCACGAGAGGCAGCAGCATTATTCCAAGACATAAATTCAGTTGTTATAGATGCATTTAAAGAAAATAGAGCGGTTGACCAAAGTGAAATAGATAGAATAATGTTAGATATACAGAAATATATAAAAAAAGATAAAAAATAAGGAGGATTAATGGCCACCTTAGTTGAAAAAATACAAGAAGCTCTACAGTCAGGATTCACAGAAGACCAGATTAGAAACGAATTACAGAAAAAAGGTATTGAGCTACCTAAAAATTATTTTGGTGCTCCCCCCGAACCTGAGCCTAAACCTGAGCTTAAACCTGAGCCTAAACCTGAGCCTAAACCTGAGCCTGAATCTCAACTCAAACCAGACGTTACAGAAGAAACACCTACTTTTTTAGGTATGTCTATAGATGAGGACGATGATTTTTTAAGAGCCTTAAAAACATATATTCCAGAGACAAAAGAACTTTTTGGTGGGTTACAGGTATTAACAGGTAAAGGCCTAGAAACGCTTGGTTTTGACGGAACAGGAGCGATTGAATCAGGGCTTGAAAATATAGAAGAAGCTCAAAAAGAAATACAACCGTTTACAAAAGAAACTGATTCATTTTCTGCAGTAATAGACGAAGGTCTTGGAAGTTTTTTAACAGAATTTTTACCTTACTATGCAGGTAAAGGGGTTGCGATGTTTAGTGAGGCAGCTTTGTCTGGTCTTATTGGAGCCATAATAGGAACAACTGCAGGTCCAGGAGGTACTGTAGCTGGAGGACTTAGTGGAATTGTTGCTAAGTCGCTTGTTAAAAAAGGATTAAAAGACAAAATTAAAAAAATTAGAAAAGAACAAGGTTTTATCAAAGGAAGAGCTGCTGTTAAAGACCTTGTAAAAAGAGAAGTCGCAAAAGAAATAGCCACTAACCCTGCTTTACGAAGACAAGTAAATCGAAAAATAGGACAGACTCTTGGTATAGGCACAATGTCAGCACGATATGGTGCGGGAGAAGTTACAACTAGAGCTGTTGATGAGGCTATTGCAGGAGTAGACGACCCTCAAGAACAAATGCGTATTATAAAAGAGTTGAGCACAGGTAAGTTAGCTGCTTTAAGTACAGGTCATGCTCTTGCACAATATGTGGGTTTAAAAATTGGTTTGGGTTCTTTAGATGCAATGAACACTGTCACAAGAAATATATTTATAAATGTATTTAAAAATGTAGGAATTACAGGTTTAAAAGAAGCTCCTGTTGAAATTTTTCAAAGTATATTAGAAAGGTATGGAGCTGACTTACCTTTAAAAGATGCTCAAGCTATACGAGAATATGTAGATGCTGCTGCGGGAGGATTCTTTATGCCTATCGTGCCAGCAACAATAGGTGGAGCAAGAAGACCTAAAAGCCCAACAAAACCTACTGATGCAAAAGGAGACCCTACTACTGATGCAAAAGACGACTCTGAAGGTACAGATACAGATACAGATGCAGATACAGATACAGATACAGATGTAGATACAGATAGAACTATAAAAGAAGAACGTAAAAAAATTACAAGTGAAATAAAAAAAGAAGCAGATAAGATAAAAGCAGAAAAAATAAAAAAACTTAAAGTAGATACTCTCACTCGTGAAATACTAAAAGACTTAGGTATAAGAGGTAATGTGAGTGGATTTTCTGAGTTAGAAGGTGCAGAACTTAATACTGTTGAAAACATAGAAACAGTAGATAACATTTTAGAAAGTAAAGAAGCTTTGCCATCAACTAATACTGAAGCAATTCAAAACTTTAGAAAAAAACTTAAGAGAAAACGAAACAAATTATTAAAAGAACAAAAAGATGTTAAACCAAAAGAAACAAAAGATGAAGACGGCACTGATGTAGCTGGAGAAGAGGTGCAATCTACTATAGTGGACCCTGTGGTAGACCCTGTGGTAGACCCTGTGGTAGACCCTGTGGTAGACCCTGTGGTAGACCCTCAGGAGCAACAAATTTTAGATTTTGTTAAGACAGAAGACGGAACAACTGTGTCCGCTATACAAAAGAAATTTAAAATAGGTCTTAACAAAGCCAAAAATATTATGAAAAAAGCTGTTGACGCAGGATTAATTACAACAGAAACTAAAGGAAGAAGCACTATTTATAAGGAGGTGCAAGATACTCAAGGAACTAGAGAAGGAATTGTCGGAACAACTGGAGCTGTTGACCAAGAAGGACTTGGAGCTCGCGATGATGCACCTGTACAGACCACAGAAGAGACCGCTACCGAAGTCGTTGACGAAACTGACGGAGATGCAGTGGTTACTCCTAGACCAGATACTGGACAGCTTACTGGAAGAGAAGAAGGAGTCGATAGTACATTAGATTTACCTACTAGAGTTAAAGAAGTTAAAAAACTTTTAAACAATATAGACCCAGATAATGAGTTGTTCCCAGAGTATAAAGAAACGCTTAAAGATGTTGATATTACTCAAGAAGAATTAACTCAAATAGAAAATGATTTATTTGAGGTTATTAAAGAAAAAGATTTTTCAAAACGACCAGGTAAAGAAAGCGATAGAGAAACTATTCAAGGGCTAAATAAAGTAAAAACTTTAGGACAGGCTCTAAATACATTAACAAGTAACTTTAATGATTCTTTATCAGATTTACAAAAAGGCACTATTGAAAGGCTTATAAGCACCCCTAATATAGGTAAAACTAAATTCGTAATTAATCCTGAGTTAGAAGAAAAAGAAGGAGCTTATGGAGCCTATGACACAAATACTAATACTGTAGAAATATCACAAAATGCTGATGTAGATACTGTACTACATGAAGCAGTCCATGCAGCTACCACTAATCAAATCAATAAAAATATAACTAAAGATGGTAAGGGAAGAACTAGAGTTGGTAGAGATTTAATTCAACTTTTAAACGATGCTAAAGAAGCGGATAAAAATAATGAATTTAGTGAAGCATTAAGCAATGTTAAAGAATTTATTTCGGAAGGATTTAGCAATTCAGAGTTCCAAAAATTTTTATCAAGAACTCCAAGCACGCAGGGTTTAAGTTTATTAGGAGAAGAACGTGCTTATAGAGCTAAGTTAAGAGAAGAAGGAACTAATAAACGTATAGCTGACAATATTATAAAAGAAAGAAGGAACGCTGCTAGTTTAATTAATACTATGTGGGGTAATTTTGTAAAACTTATTAATGAAATGGTAGGTAAAGCAGACATAACTTATAGCGTTATGAATGATATAATAGCTTTAGCTCCTGAGTTGTTTACAGGAGTAGACAAAAATCAAACTGAAAGTCCTGGTGAAAGACTATTAAAGAAAAAAACTAAACAAGAGATAAAAGAGTTTAATCAAAAACAAAAAACACCAGAAAAAATAAAAAGGGAAAATCAAAAACAAAAAGACCCAATGGATGAGCAATTCCCTAACCGAACCGAAGTAGGAAATATATTTAATATTAAAGATAAAATTGACCAACAACTTTTTTCTTTTGATAAAATTCTTAATGGAGAAATTATCAAAAACATCAAAAAAACAAAAAATAAAGTATTTGGTATATTTTATGGAAAAGCTGATTGGAAATTTATTCAAGATGAAATATTAAAAATAAGCTCTTCTCAATCTTTACATAATGAGGGAGTTGCGACAGCTAGTCTAAACTATGGTAAACCTGTTTACAGAGAAGAAGGTTCATTCTTTGACCATGAGGTTGACCCTGACACTGATACAAACGACCAAGCTAGTTATAAAAAAGTTTTAAGGGGATTAAGAGATTACTCAAAAAAATTAGGGGCTCCCTATAAAGATGTTCGTGAAATGGCTCATAATGCATTTGTTGCTCTTCGTGCAAACGGTATACGAATAAAAAATGAAGAGAAAAAACAACAAGCTGTAAATTTACGAGTGCAAGGAAAAGATAAAGAGGCGAGAGACGTGGAAAAAACTATTATTCCTATTGATTTATCTAATGAGCAAATAGACAATGGAGTAGAACTTTTTAATAGCAGTCCTGAACTGCAACAAATATTTGAAACTTGGATTCAAGCTAAAAATGATATAATTCAGTTACTAGTTGAACATGAAGTAATGAGTCCTGAAATGGCTAAAGAATTTTCTCAAGTTATAGATGTAGAGGGAATTGAGGCTTTTGATGACTATATTACTTACTATAGAGATGGGCAAGAATTGTCTGGAACCTACACAAAAAAACAAGGAGACCGCGGAACATATTTTAAATTAAAAGGTAGTTTTGTTCCTGTAGCTGACGTTTTTGATAATATGGAAACATGGATTCGTACTGGAGTTAGACGAGCAGTTTCAAATAGAACAGCAATTAACAAAGTAGAATCTTCATTTAAGTATTTACCTAATGATATTAGAGAAATATCTGAGGCAGAAAAAAGAGCAGACACTCCTAATGTAGTTAGTTTTAGTAGAATAGATGAAAAAACTGGAAAAAGACAAATTAAACATTATCAATACTCATCACCATATTTTGCTGCTGCTTTTGGAGAACAATTAGGAAAACTTGAAATAGATGGGCACCAATTTCTTAAAAATAATTCTAACTTTTTAAGAACCAACGTAGTTTATTACCCATTATTCGGCTTGACTCAACTTCCAATGGACGCTTACAACGCCATGTTTTCTTCAGGAATACGTAATCCTCTTATGATTCCACTAAGAATTATGAAAGAGTTTCCATTAACTTTACTTAATATGAGTGAAACACATAAAATAGGTCAACGAGTAGGATTTACTGGAACTTATAATTCTTTTGTACAAGGAGAAACTCTTTCAGATAATGAATTAAAAAATCAAAAAGGTCTTTACGCATCTATGACTAGATTTATTAATAGTGTTCCTGGACTTGGAAAAGACATAAGTCTTGACCGTATTGGTATTGAAACACCTATTTCTGTGAAAAGACTGTTGGAACGTATTGCTATGTCCTCTGACAACGCAATAAGACAGGCTGTTTATGAACAAACCATGGCAGAGACAAATGATAAAGGGCTAGCGGTTAATAGAATGGCTGAGATAATTAACTTTAAAAGAGCAGGAGCTAACAAAACTATTGCTTTTCTTCGTGGTGTAGTTCCATTTTTTGGAGCTTTTATGCAAGCAACTGCAATACAAGGACGAGTTTTATTTGGTGATGGAGTTTCACCTCAACAAAGAGCGTTTGCTCTTGCTAAGTATTTAAATGCAGGAACTCAAGCTACAGTAGCTGCACTTGCATACACTCTATTAATGCAAGATGATGATGAATACGAAAGACTTGACCCCAGCACAAAAGATAGCAAATTTATATTTCCTAATGGGTTTCATTTACGTTTACGTCCAGATATACACACCCTTTTATGGAAAATAATTCCAGAAAATGTTTTAAATAATATGCTAGGTAATTCAGATAACCAAAAAGTTGCAGACGCTATAAAAAGAGGTTTACGTGAGGCATTTCTTACGAATAGGATGTTACCTCAAGCGATTAGACCTATCATGGACTTATCTTATAATTTTGACCCAAGAACGCAAAGAGACATAACAACTCAATCACTAAAAGACCTTCCTGCTGGAGAGCAGTTTACTAAAAACACAAGTGAATTTGCTAAATTTCTATCTCAAAAAATAAATCTTGATGAACTTGGAGTTACCCCAATACAAATAGATTTTTTTCTTCGCCAATATTTCGGGTACACAGGAGGCCTAGCGACCATGTTGATAGACGAAATTCTCAAAGATTTGGGAGTATTTGATGTTGAACCTGCTAGCAAAACCGAAAGAGACCTTATCGCTAGTATTCCAGGCATGGGAAGCTTTATTTCAAGAGAATATGGCAATAGACATACAAGTGATTTCTTTGAACTAAAAAAAGAAGTTGAAACTGCTTACCAAGCATATAAAAAGTTGATAGCAGAAGATTATGATACAGATAAAGCTTTAGACCTATACCAAGACAAAGCTAAGTTAATTGATGCTAAAGACGAAATAAATACTTATATGAAAGTAATTAAACAAATAAGAAAAGAAAGAAATTTATTGTTAAGAAAACCAAAAGATATGATAAGTTCTGACGAAAAAAGAAAAGAATACGAACGTCTTAACAGAATAGAAGAGAGAACTTTAAATAGTATACTAAAAGTTCGTCAAAGAGTATATGGAACTATGGAAAGCCCAAAACTACAAGAATTTTTAACAGAAAAGGGTCTTCTTAAAAAGAAAAACTAACTTATCCGCCATACTCTAACCCCTAAATGATTATCTTTAGAAGTTACAAATACTTTAACCCTAATCCCTGCTCGTTTAGCCCCTGATTCAACCGCATAAATTAAATGAGATGTCTTGAGCGTAGGTATAAAAAAACTTTCTCCTACGTCCATAGCTTCAAATGGGAATATCCACTCTATATCATCATACAAGTTCAGGGTCAATCTCCTTAATAACATCTGGTGGTAGTGTATCTGTGCTAATTATATACGCCATGCTGTTGAACTCGTCTAGTCCTGGTTTCCAATCAGCTGCCATTTTCTTACGTTTTTCTACAATCTTAATGCCGTGCTGTTGCATTTGATACACAAACTGCTTAGGTGATACGCTATTTTCCTCTATTAGAAACTTTCTAAATACTGACTTAGTGATACATAGCTCTTTCTTATCTGTATCTAGGCGTATATATAGTGAGTTCCTAGGTTCTATGATGACTTTAGTATCGTGAATCTCAAGTATCGAGTTATTGTGCTGTGATATAAATTCTCCTATAAGAGAAAGATAGTTTACATTGTTAGCTTTCACTACGTTATCTCTAATATCTATCATCTCTGCAACGATTTTACTGTAAACTCTATCTACATCTATATGCACAATACCAGCTTTATCACATATCTCACCTGCTAACATACAAACAGCCACTAAATTTTCATAAAATCTAAATGCTGTGTTGTCACCGAAGTCAGTCTTAAATTTATTAACCCAATGCTCAATACGTCCATCAAGATAATCTTTTTCATATGATACTAACGCTTTGATAAAGTCAGGTCCTGCCCATCCGTGATTAGTTAATAATGGGTTGAACATCTGACGACCTTCTTCAGGGTTATCTTTGAGTAGCTGTGGTTTATGCAAATAAAACTCAATTAATCTTGCAATCTCTCCATTTGGGTCTTTCTTAGTAATCGTAAGCTTGTCAATCAATGAGTGATTAGTAGTAAAAAGACCCACCAAAGAAGCTGACATCTCATGCTCTCGTTCTGCGTTAATAGATGCTTGCATACGAATCTTTGCTTTACCTTGTGATATTTTATGGACAAGTTGTGAAAGTAGTCTACCATGCATGTTTCCCACTTCATCAAGCCCTATAGGTAGATTATGTAGCCCTAAAAAACGTCCTGTAAGGCCATTGTCAGTGGTTTCAAGCACCGCCATATCCTTTGGGTGCCCCCATATACTTAGTGCGGCATATAATGCACCTGTCTTACCAGCTCCTGTGTCTCCTGTCAGCGATACACTTACACCTGAAGTTGAAGTATAGTTTAATAAGGTAGAGCCAAACCCTGTCAGCATAACAAATGCATGTACTTCTAATCCTTCTCTGTTTAATTTGTTAGCTACTTCTTTCCATTTATCGTAACTTCCTGCTCTTACAATATGTCTTGCGATGTTACGGCATAATGGTGACGTGGGGCTGTTGACTTCACTGCCATCTCTTTTTATTTCCACATCTCCCACAACAAAAGCGTCATGGTCTGGAGTCCAGCCCATTTGAGTTCTCATCTTAGCAGCTGCTTTATCTGCCTGTAGATAACTACCCCATGATAATAAATAGTTCATAATAAGTTTCCATTGGTTGCTATGAGGGTTAAATAATACTCCATGTTTTGATATAACTTTTCTAAGCTCGTGACTATCATATATCACGCTAAACGGCACGTAAAACTCTGCTGGTTCATCGTGAGGAGGGTCAATCTTCATCAATAGACAGTTGCCCTCATGTGCACTAATCACTCGCTTCAAAGAATATAAGTCGTAGATAGAGACAACCTGCGTTTTCTGTTCCACTACCTCTCCACTCTCATCAAATACAGGAGCTGGTTTAAAATATATACCCCCACTCTGACCACGGTAAAAGCCTTCTCGTTCTATCTCAGGTGGCAGTCCTTGTAGGCTTGTCTTGACTAAAGGTTTGCCGTTGGGTAGTGTTACCACCTCAGTTTTGATAGGTTCTATCGCTGTAGGTGAAGATACAAAAGTTTTACCTAATATAAGTGGATTAGTAATCTTACCAAAGTGTGGGCACTCTGGACAAATATCAGGGTTCAAATCGTTAAAGACGGCACAAGACTGCGGTTTGTCCTGAGTTTGTGTCGCCTTCTTTTCTGTCTTATCTGGTTCATAACCTGGGTGGTCTTTGGATAACATATGAATGAATACATCTCTGTCAACACAATGCTGTGCAATAGATAGTCCTGCGTACCACAGAGGTTCAGATAAACTTTGTCTGTTTCTTATAATGTGCTTTATTTGAGCACACCCTTCATTTGACTCTTCGTCTAAACTTTTTCTAGATATAATATCAAATTTTGAAGAAAAGTTACTGAGCCCATTCATTTGTCTTGATACTTCTGTTAATTTAGTTTTGATAATTTCTTCGAATGGTGTGTGCTCTTCTTCTCCTAAAAACTCTTTGAACATTTCAAACTTGTATACTTTGATAGCTCCACTCAATATTCTCGTTGGTGTTGGTGGGCTTGATTTAAAGTTAAATGTGTCAGGACATCTTAATATACGAGCTTTATCAGCTGTTACCGCAGGGTCTATTCGTAGTCCGTTGTTAAGACATAACTGCTTAAACTTATCTGCATAAATTTTCCATTCTTCCGCAGACACCTCTGTATCCAACATCCAATACCCATGTATCCCATTACCGCTGTCTACAACAACAGGTGGTGGTAGCTCCTGCGATTGTATAAATTTTCCTAAGGCGTTGACAGCTTCTTCCTGGGAACTGTAGTCCTTAGTGTCACCTACGTCTAAATCTATAAAGAAAGACTTAAGTGTTTTTGCCTTTTTACGACTGTGCCCATCGAAGTTTGCTATACCAATAAATACATGGCTGTCTTGTTTTTTGCTATCTATAGTCTCACTAAGTTCCTCTATAGAATCTACAAAAATGTGTTTCATGTGTTGACCTTCTCCTGTAGGTAACACAGCTACACAATAAGTCCCCTCGTTTGGCAATAGTTTATTATAAAATTCTATGCTCATTTTTCTAATTTAATATCAGACTCTATAAAAACCCTAGCACAAGCTATATCGTGAGCTGGTAAAGTACCCTTTGTTAAACCACGCTGCACTTGTTTCATAAATTTTTTTACTTTCTGATGGTTATGGTACTTCATGGGTCCTCCCCTGAACCATGAATGTACTGTCATACGAGTTGTACCTATTCCTTCAGCTACATATTTTATTGGTAAATTAGCTTCTAAACATAATTTCGCTAGTTGTATGCCTAAAATACTGTCGTCAGCTTGTTCCAATCCTAAAATAAAACTATCACTATACGGTCTTGGCATTATTTATCCCTCCATTTATCCATTATTTCATTAATACTTTTAGCTTCTTTCGCTGATTTAACTTTAGCTTTTTCTTCATTTGATGCTTCAAATGCTTCAAACTTAACAGGTTCTCTATCTTCTTCATCTACCTGATACACAGTTAATTTAATAGCGTTGTAAGCTGCTTGTTTTTCTGCTTGGTCTTTTATAACCTCTAAAACCCAATCTTCTGCCGCCTCTACAGGAGAAAATAAAGCTCTAGGTTTAATTGAGTTTGGGTCAAACTGCATTCTAGTAACAATTCTACCCGCACTCACATTATTGGTTGCTAACATTTGAACATATGTTTTAAACGGCCATCTCCCTTGCTCTTCTTTACCAAAACAAGAATTAGAAGGAAGAACTAATTCCAAAATATCACCCTCTGGGTCATTAGCTAAAACTATAGCCACTCTCCATGAAAGTCTGCATGAAGTGCTAACACCACCAAAGCCAGAGCCTCGCACACTGTTTGGGCAAGTATGACAAGACTTGGCTTGGGGTTTCCTCACCTCTACATCTGGATTTTTAGAATTATTTGACCAACATACGGGGCTTACTCTTTTACCCTCTTCATAAGAATCTTTATAATATACTCTTGATGGATTATGTGCCATCTTAATAATTATAATATTCATTATAGAGGAGTTAGCTGTGCTAACTTCTTTTCCCCCAACTATTTTTCTAAACACACCTCCCCGTAAGGATATGCGTTTTGTTTGATTAGAGAAGCTACTATTTGCAACAGCAACGGTATCTTCATCTAATCCAATATTAGGGTTCTTTTCCAGAATGCCCTTGAGTTTGTCCATCTGTTAATCTTTAGCTCCCCACTTATCTACAATGTCAGCAATATCCGTACTGCCGTCATTCTCTGGTTTGCTTTTTACAACCTCTGGTTCTGCTACTTTTTCTTCAACTACTGATGGAGAGTTATCAAAAACTTCTGAACCCTCTTCTTTTTCTTTTTTAATGTAGCCTGAAGTTTTTTCAAAACCAAAACGTCCTGCACCCTCTGAGCCCTCAACAAGAGCGATAACTTGTACTGCTCTTAGTTTTAATGACACACCTGCTCCTATGGTAGAAACAAAGTATGGGTATAGTGCTGCGTTTACTCTTATTTCAGAGCCACCCCATATTTGAGTGTCTGTAAGAGTGTCTCCCCCAGCATCAAATATAGCAGGTTTATAAGCTGCTTTTGATTTGAATTTAAAGATAACATTCCCTGTAGGTTTACCATCATCATCTAACTCGTCTGCATAAGGTGGGTTAGCTGTTTTAATAGTTTTTTTCTTTTGCTTTTTTAGTTCATCTTTTAGATTCTCTGAAAAAACTTCATTGATAGTATCAATAATAGGTTGTGCTTCTTTTTTAGAGAGCACAAGATTAACTTTGTACTCCCCGTCTTTATTATACTCTGTATCTGGTTTACTCAACCACGGATATAGAGCTATGCCTGTCGGTGTGGTTATGGTTTGTTTTGCCATAATATATACTCCTTATTTACTTGGTTTACGAACTACTATACTGAATGCCCTCATGGAACTAATTCCTGGTGGCAGTCCTTCTTCTGTACGACTAGATAAAAACTCTTTAAAATTTGCTTGGTGTATGCGTTGTTGTAATAATTCTGGTGCTTCATTCTCTAAAATAAAGTCCTTAAAATTACTCCAGTCAGAACACACAAAGTTTTCTTTTAAAGATTTAATAATCGTACCCCTCGAAGTTTTTATGCTATCTGCATTTACTTCATTACAAGAATTAAGCATGACTTGCTCTAACTGCTCAAGGTCGTTTTTTAACTCTTGGTCTTTCTTTTGAAACTCTCTAGCTCTTCTGTCTTTTTCGTTGCGAATCGTTATGTAAGTATCAACCACTTCATCTAACGGAATCTTTTCGTTGTCGACAGACTTTTCTAGAACTTCACTTACTTCATCACTCATAGGTCTAATTCCTCCCTATATAAGTCAACTAATTTAGTATGCTGGTCTACTTTACCTTGTAGCATCGCATACATTCTTTTTTCAACATCAGACCCTTGCAGATGAACAACTGTCATTTTGTTCTTTTGCCCAACCCTATCCATTCTGGCAACACATTGTAAGTAAACTTCAACAGACATTACAGGAGACCAAAACACAACTGTGTCTGCTCTAGTTAGTGTCACTCCGTGAGAAGCTGACTGTGGTTGTATTACAAGAACTTTAGGTTCGTCTTGATTTTGAAATCGGCTAATAATACTTGCTCTTTGATTAGCAGACACATCACCATTGATTACTTCGTTAGTTATGTTTTTTGAGTCTAAAAACTCTGATAAAAACTCTATAGTATGTCTGTAAGGCACAAAGAGAAGCACCTTATTGTTTGTTTCGTCCAACACTTCCATCAAAGCGTTAAGTCTTGGTTTAATATCAAACTTGATAGTTTGTTGCTCGTCAGTATAAACTGCACCGCCAGAGATTTGTAACAATTTTTGTAAGCCCGCAGCTGCGTTCACCGCACTAACAGATTCAGTATCGGTAGCTATAATCATTTGCGTTTTTAGTTGTTTATAAAATTTTTCTACTTGTTTTGTCAGAGGTACGACTCTAGTTTGATACATTACATCGGGTAAATCTAAACATTGGTCTTTGGCAAATCGTATCGCAGGTTGTAATGCTTGAAACACATAATCTTTAGCTTTAGGTCTAGGTAGCCACTTAAATCTTGATACTTGATACATTACTTTTTCTCTCCAAGCTGCCGATAATTTAGGTATCCTATTAGGACAAATAAGTTTTGCAATCCCAAAAGCGTCCATAGGAGATTGTGAGGCAGGTGTGCCTGTCATCATCCATACTCTTGTTTTAGGAGTTAATATTTTATTAATTGTTTTCCACCTAACTGTAGTATGTGATTTATATGCGTTACACTCATCAATTATAATTAAATCGTAGTCTATGTGTTTGATTTCATTTTTGACTATATTCACTCCATCATAATTAATAATAGTAAAATCATAGTCGCTTTCTATTATTGTTTTTCTTTTGTGAGCAGAGCCATGACAAACAACAGAACTTCTATGCATACAAGTGTTAAATACATCTCCCTGCCATGCGGAGTACATAATAGATAGCGGACAAATAATTAAAACTTTTTTTATTTTACCTTGTTCCATTAAATAATCGGCTGCCCAAAGAGCAGACGAAGTTTTACCTGTACCTGCTTCATTGAAACAAAAAGCTTTTCTGTTAATACTTAAAAATTCAGCAGTAGTTGCTTGGTGTTTAAACGGTTTGTATAGTCCTGGATATGAATAGTCTCTTCTCATAGGTGAAGGGAGATTATTTTTAAGTCGCATGAGTTTATTTATTTGAGTCATTTCATCAAGACCCCAATAAACTACAACAGAAGAACGCTTATCTTCTGTATTTAATATTTCGCTCTGTGGTATTGTTTCTTTAACAAGTTTACCTAAGTGTTCAGGCAACACAAGTTTAACGGCTCTCTCTCCAATTAATTTCATATGTTTTTACTAATTTTAACTATTAACTTTTTACTAAACTAAACATTAACTATATCACTACCTAAAAAAATATGTCAAGTCTTTCTTTTCTTTTTACTTTTCTTTTTACCTGCTTTAGACAATGCAATAGCTATTGCTTGTTTGTGGGGCTTTCCTGCTTTCATCTCTTTTCTAATATTAGATGATATTGTTTTTTTAGACTTTCCTTTTTTTAGTGGCACGTTTCTTCCTTTCTCTTGTACTTGTTTCTGATACTAACTTTCTCTGTGAGTTTCTTTTAAATGACCTATTCTTTGACCTAGATTGCACTATTAAACCATCAGAGTTTTTACCGCCTTTGGATAAAGCTTTTTTATGGGATACATCTTTGCCTTTACGGTCTATACCTTTTGCGTCTATTTTTCTACGAGCTCTAGCACGAGCAGCTCTAGCTTTCTTTTCATTTCTAGCTTTCTGCTGTTGATATTCTTTTTTATAAGGTCTTGGTTTATTTACATACGGCATAGTACAAATTTTATCACATCAAAATGGAGATGTCTTGGGTCTGTTGAATTCGCAAGTGTCCACGGAACACCAGCCACACAACGGTGTAGGATTAGGTTGCCATTGGTCATAATCATAGCTTGTTTCTAGTCTACTTAAGGGTGCTTCAAAAGATTTCCAAAGTTTATCCATGTCATTTCTGTGATACTCTTCTGTCAAAAAACTATTTTTTAAAACAAACAAAAGTCCTGCTTTAATTTTGACGATTTCTGGCATTTGAGTAAATAACATGATAGCCATAAGTTTTAACTGCTTTGGGTCAGGGTATTTATTACTGCCTGTCTTATAATCAACAATATACGCTTGCTCACCATCTATAATAACTAAGTCAGCGATACCTCTAACCCACCTATTTTCAGCATAAAAATCACATGGCTCTTTGTTATACGTAAGTGCCATTTCATATTCACAAAATTTTTTGCCTTTTATATTTATTAAAGCATCAACCATTTTTTTAAATCGTTGGTAGTTTTTAGCTAAAGGTTTGCCGTCTCGCACATATTCTTCTAAAGCCGTATGAACTTCTTTTCCATATATCATGGCTTCACTTTGTTGTACAGTATAATTTTTTAATACTCTTATCTCGTGATATTGTTTTGGGCAGTTTTGATATTGTTTAAGTGATGAGTAACTCCATGTAAAATCAGTCACTTTGTCTCCGCACTCTTTATTATAGTTATTAAATATTATCATATATTGATGTTCTTTGTAACTTCAACAGTCTCCATAGTTGTCTGCGTAACCGCCCTCACACGCTATCGGACAGTCCTTTGCCCAACCTGGAGGCTTAGACATTTCTGCTATAATATAATTTAAAGCATCATCTTTATCCTTTTCTGCTGCGACACAAACAATAGCGTCATGCACTGTTAATGCAGGTCTATACTTATCACTTATGTTTATCATTTGTTCCCCAATAACTATTCGAGCTAATGCTTGTACTATATTTTCAACCATACCACCACCCCAAATACCAACTTTGCCATTTCTTCTTTTATATGTGTATCTACTTTTAGTTTCAGAAGTGTCCCACTCTAAATCTGGATAGTAAATATATAAGCCATTCGGTAGCTTTATTCCCTTAGGAGTAATCATTACACACTCACCCTCACCAATGTAGTACGGTTCTTTGCCCTCAGGCCATGACGCTATGTCTGCTAATGCATTATCACATTCTTGCCACAACTGAATTACTTTATCGTTAACCTCTCTGTAAACTCTTACTAATCTTTTACATTCATCTTCATTAAAGTCTACACCTGCTCCCAACTTCAAAACATTTTGTAGTTTCATAGCACCTGTGCCATAACCTAAACCAAGAATACAGGTTTTACCAACTGCTCGTTCTGTTTTTTCTTTCTTAGTAATCTTCTTGTTATACACTTTACTAGCAAACTCACAGTACACATCTCTGCCCTCTCTGTACCACTCTGTAACATCTTGCTGCCCTGCCAACCAAACCAATAGTCTTGCCTCTATCTGTGAAGAATCTATGTTCATACAAACATAACCCTCAGGCGGCACTATGGCTTGTTTCAATGCTTTCTTTTTAGCGTCCCTTGACGGCAAGTTTTGAAAGTTAACTTTATCTGCACCGCTCCATCTACCTGTGTGTGCTCCATAATACTTAAGCGGTATTGGTAGTTTGCCTCTGTTTCTTGCTCCTATATCAATAAAGCGTTCTATGCGAGACTCTTCAATCGTTGACTTTGTGCCTAAACGAACTGAACATAAGTCTTGAATTAACGGGTCTGCGTGGTTTTGAAGGGCGATAAAGGCTTCATCTGTCTTTGCTAAAGCAAATGTTGGTTTGCCTGTGGTGGGACTTTCTTTCATAGGCACAGGAACACTAAGTTCTTCAAGTAATTCTGCAAATTGTTTATTACTCGCTAATTTTTTACGCACTTCTTCTGCTGATTCACAGTTTAATTTAGCCTTTAATCCATCTAACAACAGTTGTTTTTCTTCTTTGATTTCCGCAAGTCTATCTATTAACAAAGCATCATCTACTTTTAACTGCGGTTGTGTAAACATTCTTATGGTTAAATCAATAAGCTTCAGCTCGCCTAGGGGATAGTGTACTTTTAAAATATTAAATAGTTTATAAGTTAGCTCTACATCATTAACACAATAGTTACCATACGCACCCAGCTCCTCACCATCAAAGTTCTCTAAGCGTTTGCCCTTAGCATCTAATACTTCTGTGCCCTTTTCTCCTAGCTGATAGCGTTCTGCAAGTGCTTTCAAAGAACCACCTGCATTAGTGCCATGATAAGCTCGAGCCATAGACAAGGTATCAAAATACACCTTAGGAGATATGTCAAAAACAAATGATAAGATTGCACCATCAAACATCGTATTGTGACACACTAGGGCCGAAGCCCTCCAATCAATAGTGTCTAGCACAGCATGAATATCTTTATGTGTCCCTGTATGCCAATGAGTAAGCCCATCATCAATTTTAATACCTACGCCTATGACTTGAAAACGTGAGTCTCTTATGTATTCTTCTGTAGTAAGCTTGTTAAGACTATAGCCAACATCATAAAAAGTCTCAAAATCAATCGTAACTAACTGCATAATTTCTCTCTTTTTTTTCTTCTCTACATCTACCTACTAAATTGTATGCCCCTTTTTTGCTTTTCCATGTGCACCACCACACGCCTCTATCAAGAAATTTAGCTTTCTCTCCGCACTTATTACACACTTCTTTGTGTGTTTTTTTATTATCACTCATTTTTTATGTTGTTTTCTAAGTGCTTCTTTTCCTTTTTTAAATATAGACGCAACTTGTGTTTTGCCCATAACTTTAGCTCGTTGCTCACCAACTGTTAGGATTTGTATTTTACGTGCGTATGGCTTGTTAATTTTTTTAACTTTAGCCACAGTCTTTCTTGCGTCTGTAGGAGTCGCAAACTTTATGCCTACAGTGTCCTTCGGGTTTTCGTCAGTATATAGTCTACGACCACTACCCTTTGGTTTTTTACCTGTTCCTACTTTTGGGTCTTTTCTTTTTTTCATGTCTCCTCACTGTCTAAGTCATAGCCAGTTCCCAGCCCTTTTTTAAAAAATTCTTCATCAGTCATTCCTAACACTGCTTCATGTTGATTTAAATTTAACTGTTTATTTTTGTCAACGTAAATCGTAAGATATGTGATTCTATCCTTAGGGTGCAGACTATCATAAGTGTTGGAATTTCTACCTCTCTCAATGATGTCGCTTATGGTTGTGGGTTTTTTCTCTTCACTCATAATTTTTAAATGTTACTTTCACTTGATAGTATCAAACACTCTAACATGTCAACATTTGTTTCGTCAACAACTAATGATTGACCTAGTGAATTTTTTATATCGTTGAGATTTTTTTCTTGAAGTGCTGTGGGTTTGTTGCCGTTGGCTTTGCACTCGATACCAATGAACTTGCCACGATAAGATACAATAAAGTCTGGTACACCACTAAAGCCATAGCCACCTGTTGCAGGTGTACAGTAATAACAGCTAAGTTCCTTTAAAATTTTTTTTACTTTCTGCTTGACTTTTTTCTCTGGTGTCAATACTAATTCCTTTCAGTTCAAATAGTTCATGTTCAGACATGACTATAACATATATACTATCAGACACACACCAACCGATATGTTCGAACTCTGGATTTTCGCTTGTGAATTTCTTCCCGACATAACAATCTAGCTCCACAAAAAATTCATCTTCAAAAGCATTCCAATCTTTTTTAGAAATAGAGTTAATCATGGCTAACTTTGATTTAATAAAGGAAGGTAATGTTTCCGCCTGGAGTATTCTTTTTGTGTTATTACCAGTATAAAATTTATATGATAGAGAAGCTGAGTTTTCCCGTTTGCTTACGGGAACTTCCGTTTCTAGGAGCACCATGTGGTGGTGCTCTGAAAATTGTTTTGGACTGTATAATATCTCTCCTACTCTCATAGTAGGAACTATAATTACACTTATTTTATTTTTTGTCTATTTTTTTCTTCGTTATTTGCGATTTAAGGTACTTAAAAAAACTTTCGCTTATCTAAGTACCCCCATTTTAATTATGAGTAATAGTGTTCAAAAATAACTTTGCCGTTTTCATCTTCAATTAAATATTCATAATCTGGATTTAGTGATAAATGCTCGTCAACCACTCCCTCGCCATAAATTTTCATTATTTCTTTATCGTCTTTTGCCTCGACCACTATTTTCCTTGTCCTAGTCACAAAGTATTTTTTCATAATTCACCTCCTTCATAAGCTTTATAATCTTCCTCAAGTTCCCACTCATGCCATCCAAAGCATTGGTCTATCCCATAAAGAAAAGCATTTAATTCTTCAATGGTATCAAAAGTATATGTTTCTTTTGTTTCCTTATCCATTCCCCAAATTATTGTTACTTCTTGTTTAACTTTTTCTTTATCACTCATCATTCACCTCCTCTAACATGTCCTCTGTAAAACTTTCCTCAAAATATTCTAATTCTTTACAACGAATTTCTGGTTTTAAACGATATGTTTTACCGTCATCATTACCATCTTCATCTATCATATAAAATGTAATCTCGTTAAATCTTATGTATTTATCACTCATAGTTTTTCACCTCTCTCTTTTAAAATTTAGGTTTAGGCACAAGCACCCAACTTACATTACTTAGTGCTGTCTTGTTGCTAGAGGCGTTAACATAATAACAACCAATATCTTCAAGCCACTTTCTATCACCATAACTAATACGTCCTTTATAATACTTTCTATGTATTTTACCATCAGTTTCATTCTGCCAATTCTCTAGCTTTAGTTTAAGCATAGCGAATGTAGGTTTTAAACTATCATAAAAACACAAGTCGTCTAGGTGGCGTACCCTTTGTGAATTTGTAAGTTCTAGTCTTTTAAAATCTATCCCATACTTACGATTGCCTGTCTCGTCAGCAAATGCAGATTCTGGATTTTGAGTTACTTCGCCCACCAAATAACCTACATTATTAGACACTCCGATTGCAATAAACCCATTATCCATTTCTTGTTTAATTTGTTCATAAGCATCTTTTATGTCCTCTCGGTGTTCATCAAGAGCTGTTAGTTCCTTAGTATAGTGTTCAGCAATATTATGAGGTATCGCTGTTTTGTTTTTAAACAAGCACATAAGTATCTCACTTAAATAGCTTTTCTTATCATCTGTCAAATTATAAACTTTAGCTTCATAATCTCTACAAAGCTGTTGTAAGTTTGCCTGTGCACCCGTACGAGTAATATCCGCAATATATTCATAGCACATATCTCTAGTATCCATGTGATAATTAAAAACATAATGACCTACAGTTCCCAAATCATAGCTATCAGTGGTATGATTGTGTTCACCTCTAAGAGGTACATACTTCTTACGTTTTAAAGCTCTTAACACTTGTGATAGTTTCTTTGACCTAATCGTTCTTGTATCCCATGAACTATGACCTCTGTCTTTGATTTCAAAGTCTGCATGAAAACAGTAATCATTTTTATCATCAATACAAACTACAGCCACATCAATTCCTTTGTGTGCAAGTGCGAAACTCTCAAAGTCTTGCCAACCACTGAATTCATTTCTAATTGTTTGCCCATGTGGACTATCGTCATCATCATAAGGACAATATTTGTTATCATTTTGTCTATCGTCAAGAGGGAAATCAGAAAGTGCATATTTAGTACGATGACTGTGGTTCCCAGCTGAATTAGGACGTATGTACTTCACCAATCTTCGTTGACTTACTTTGAGGTCGTGGGCATGACATATGTCCCGTACCATGGGCAAGACTTTACTCTCGCTTAAACTCTTCTCTAGGTCTGGTGTCCACATAGCTTTTTCAATATATTTCTTAATCATAGTTTTTCTCCGTTGTTAACATCGTCATTATTCTCTTTGACATCAGTTATTAAATTTGCAGATACTTCAATTATTTCTAAATCAGTCGCAGTATATTGTTCTAAAAGTTGATTACCACGCATTACATTAATTCGTAAATCTCCGTTCCAATCATCTTCGTGTATTTCTACTGCTACTTTAATCATTGTAAATTGTTTTGCCATTTTAATTACTCCATAGTTTTCCCGTTAGCTTACGGGAATATTTAGTATTAATTAAATTTAGATAGTATCTCGTCAATGCCTTGCTTGACATCTTCTCTGGTACTATCACTCTCACGCAATAACTCGGTACTGACACCACCAATTACTTTTTCCAAGTCATCAACTGCATTCTGCAACTTAATGCTTTGCTCGTTGTCGGTTGGTCTAAAGTTCTTGATAGTATTTACTAATGCTTTTGCTCGTTCAAAGGTTGTGTCAAAAATAGCTCGTTTTCTAAAGATAGGCTTACCCTCTTTGTCAACACTTTCATTGTGTCCACAACAATGTGAAATACTTTTCATCACATCAACAATACGATTGACTTGTGTGTCAATAACGTTATGCACAATGTTATCTGCCTGTTGTTGATATTCTGCCTTTAGATTTTCTGCTGTGTCTTGTGCCACTTGACATCTAAAATCGTGGCTTGGTACTTCCGATACATACAATCGCATATTAAACTTTTGTCGTAACTCCTCAATACTTGGATAGTCATTCTTATCAAACATATCACCTTGTTTAAATGCCTCATCACTTACAAGAGTTTGATAGTTGTCCAGAAAGTCCTCTACTGCTGTAGTAAATTCACTCTCATACTTATCATACTCTTTCTTGAATTTTTCAAGGTCAACTGTTGGTAGCAAGTCTTGAGCATTGTTCCACCTATAAGTAGAGTGCTTGAGCCATTTAAGTATCAACTGTCGTAACTTCACAATCCTATGGTGTTTAGGATTTTTAGCAAACAGATACTTGGTAACTTTCGCAGTACCCATTTCTGCTTTTTTCATAGTCGTTACTTCATCAGAGATACCTCTGTCTTGCTTGGTTGCAGTCCACACATTGACATCAACTGACACCAACATGCTTGATGTTGCCAACGACACAATGTGTTCTGGTTGTTGTAGCTTATAGCTATCTGTGGTTATACTACTTTCTTTTTTTAACATAGTTTTTACTCCTGTTGTAATAATTGTTTCAGTTTTACATTCTTGACAAACAAAAGGCACACACCCATATTTGACATCATGTTCATCATGCTTTGTTTCTTTTTTACAAGTTTCGCAAAATCTCCACTCATACCATTCTTCTTCTGTCATAGTTTTTCTCCCATAGTTTAAATTAATTAATCATACTGCACGACAATACTTCCAGTCGTACCTTTAAAGTCTTTGTTACCCTTAACAATGTGTAGTGTGGGTGTAGACATATTCCAATCAATATCATGCTCCACCCAGCCGTCAGTAAACACAATGATTGCCTCTGCTTGTATTCGTTCCTTTGTGATGTATTCACTAACACAAGATAGTCTAGTGCCACCACCACCCTCAACTTTAAGTACCTTGCTTATATTTTCGTATTGGTCTGGTCTGAATATCTGCTCACTACATACCTCATAATCCCACCACAATACTCGTATTAAGTCTGGTGTAACTGTGTCTACGATACTCTGCAATTCGGTAGCAAAGATTGTCAGTTCTTCTTGACCGATACTTCCAGAAGTATCACATGCAATCACCAGCTCACCTACACTTTCGTTTTCCATAGAGGGTAGATACAAGTCATTAGGTAACATTCGCTTGTTAAACTTTCGCCAAGTAAACTCGTCATTACCCTTACAGGTTGATGATATAAACTCCCTCATCATTTCTCGCCAATCAAGTTTTGGCTCAAACAGTTCGTCAATAGCTCGTGGTATTTTCTTACCAAGTTTACCTGCAAGTATCCCACCCTCTTTGAGTGCGTTTTCAATTTTCTGTGTCATTTCTCTCTGTTCTTGAGGTGTCATAGTCTGACTGCTATCGCCAAAGTCGTGTTCATCAAGAGGTTCAAGATTTCCCGTATGCTCACGGGAATTTCCATTTCCGTTTCCGTTTTCGTCTTTATCTTGTTCCTCTAAGTCTCGCAGTATCTCGTTGACTGACCAATTATGATACTTCTCTTCATACAAACAACCATCGGGAAGTTTGCACAATGATGTATCCTCTAGGTGCACAATTACATCATTCACTACGTAATCAGCACACACATTCATATGATATGGATTTTTCTTAAACTGTTGCTTAAACCTACTGACATGATTAAGTGCCACGTGCAAATTCTCGTGCAAGACCAATGCTCGTAGTTCTTCATCTGTCAGTCCCTCAACAAACTTTCTGCCATAGAATTTGTTGTAGCCGTCAGTCTTTGCAGTTGGACAATCATCTACAATCTCATTCTTACCCATGAGAATTATCCCAGAATACAATGCGGTTTCTGGGTGTTTCATCAGACTAATATGAGCTTTCTTTAGCCGTTCTTCGGTTGTTATCATAATATTTCTCCTATCATAATTACATAATGTTAAAGTTATCCACAGCCCAGTCTGCAATCTCTTTGTTACCTCTAGCAATCTTGACTGTGCGTGAGTTTTTCATAAGCATAGTAAAGAAAATAGCTTGTATCTCATTACTCGCCATGCGATTGACAAACTTCATAAATGCAGTCAAGTCGCTTTGCTGTTTGACTTTATCAACAGCTTGGAACATCAACATCAGTTGAGCCGAAATACTTTCTGGCACAGGAGTTGACTCTGGCTCTTTGAGTACGTCATCAAAGGTCGGTAGCTCTTTCTCAAGTCGTAGAAAAGCCGACATATCAGCACTCGCACTCTGACCGATTGTGCCACTCAATGCACACATAGTTAGATTGTCGCCTAGCTTATCCCTGTTATCCACAATCACACTAGCTTTTTCTAGTGAACGTGGACTGACAAAAGACAATATAGGTTTTTTTGGATTAAAAATGTAAGGATTATCCTCTTGCCCCTCGTCTCGGTAACTCGCAAGACATCTAGCGAATGTATGTACGAATGCTCGTATCAAAGGACTAACTCCATTTTCAGTCGCCCATACTAGCCAATCTTCTACTTGTGGTTTTTGCATTTCCACAATGCACACTCTGTTACCAGCATGTGCCAATACTGAGTCGCCCAAACCGTCAGCTTGATTGTTAGAAGTACCAAACACAATACTTCCTTTTGGTAGAGGTGTATCACCTACAGTTCTTTCCAACATCATTCTAGTATAAAGTGTCTGACATAACCTAGGCGATTTCATAAACTCATCTAATAGTATGAACTTAGGTTTATCACTATCAAGTTTAAACAATGAGCCAGTATAATTGTCTAATGTTTTAGTATTATGGTTAGGAATAGTCATAGCAATATCTGACATATCCTTGACTGGACAATCTACATAAATGTAGTCGTACTTATCTCCATATTTTTTCTCAATCGCTTTGAGTAAACTTGTCTTACCGCAACCAGGCTCACTCTGTATGATTACTGTTAGCTTCTCTCCAATGGTGGGTATTAGAGTTTCACACTCTTTAATTGTTGCTCTTAATTGTATAGCCATAGTTTTTACTCCTGTGGTTTCCCACTATTTGAGGCATATCTGCCTGTTCTGTTTTCTAAGTCTTTCATATCTTGGTGTTGCAGTATCATTAGTAACCCAATAGCTGTTACTATCAATCCTAATGCAAACCCTATTACAAACATCATTATCATAGTTTTTACTCCTGTGGTTTTTCCCGTATGCTGACGGGAATTTAAGTTATTAATTTATTGTCTGGGTCGAATGTAAGCTCAAATACTTCAATATAAGGTTTTGATATACAAGCCAAGTTGTAACCCATATCACCATAGCACTCTTCCACTAAGTCAGAAGTTTCTTCACCCACTCGTAGAAAACAAGCCGACATTCCAAACTTATCGTCCTCGCAGTAATGACTTGCTTTACCGATAATACAATTATAACTCTGTACCCATTCATCTGTGTCGTACCACTTGACATCTTGAAAATGCACATACAAAGAGCAGTTTTTCATATCAATCCCATTTTCCCCAAGCTCCTCGTGCTTTTTGCCATTCATAAGTTCACGCATAGCCATATCACATTTAGGGTCAGATTTAAGTTCAGCGATAAACAAGTGCCAATTCCTAACACTTTCCTTATCATTGTCATCCATTTGTACAGCTATACAAACTTCACTACGATATCCCATACTAACCCCCTATGCTACGCATGTAGACTGTTACAGCACAAGATACCACCACTAACAAGGGTATAAGTGCTATAATCGTTAACTTAAAATATATTATTAGTTTATCCATTTTCACTCTCCTGTTGTTCTAACTTCAAAAGTTCATTAGCATACTCAAGTTCATAATCGTATTCTTCGTCATTGTCTTGATATTGAAACACTTCTTTACTCATAGTTTACCTCTCTGATTTTTTAGATAATACATTGTATGTTTTAGGTGGTGCGACTTTCTGATATGGTTGGAACCAATTAATATGTCCTTTGACTGCACCGACTAATTCTGGTTTATCCCATGGTTCTCTGTCCCTATATTCTGGTGTTGCGGACATTAATTGCTCGAACATTCCATCAATATCCTCTTGCGTGTGTATGTTGCCGTCTGGATACACATGTAAAAATCCAAGTACATTATCGTCTTTTACTACTAAAGTTAATTTTGACATTATATTTACCTCTCTGTGTTAAGTTTGTTTGTTGTCATCTTTACCCCCTTGCACATACTCATGCAATATTTTGATTTGTTCCTCTCTCGTAAAACTTTTAGCTATGTATTGTTTGAGTGCTATTTCATACTCTTCTTTAGTTACATTAGGTCTATTCATCTCCCACCATAGATATGCAAAGTCAGTCATCTTTCACCTCTTCGTCATCTATTATCTCTACATCAAAATCACCTGCAAAACTTGTGGCTAACTCAATAGCGTTTTCTATGTAATTGTCATCATCTTTTACTTCAACATCTTTATAAACTCTTACTGTTATGTACTCTTCACTCATCTGTAAAATTCTCCCATTCGTCTGGTATTAATTGTTTAATATCTATTTTAAATCCTTCTTCCATATTATTGTAAAGATAGTCTGCAATTTTTCGGACTACTTTAACTGTCACATATTTATATCTTAAGTCCATTCGTAAAAGAATTTCTGTAGTCTGCTGTGACACTTCTGTAAACCTTCCAAACTCATTAAATCGTATTGAGTGTTTTTTCAAATATTGTACTAATACTGAAGTATCTACTTTTATTCTTGTGAATGACCCCGAAATGTACCTACCCTTATTTTTTAATTTATATCTTTGCCTAACTATTGGGTGTTGTCTTTTAGGTTCATCAATATCGTTATAATTTTTATGGTGTTTCATTTGTATATTTTTCATTTGTATACCTAATTTTGTATTAATTTCGGTAGTTAAAATATTCATCTGTGAAATCCCCCTTTGTTGTTAATACCCTTTAAGTCTTTTAAGTCGCTAACTACAACATAGTTGGATTTGTGCATAGGTGCGATTGTGTGCTTTACTTTTCTGGCTTGAGTTTCCCCACAATCTAGGCAGGTGGTGAACCCTGCCTCTAATCGTTTCTTGCTGTAATATGCACCACAGCTAGAACAGATTGCTTTCATTGATTTACTCATAGTTTTTACTCCCGTGATTTTCCCGTATGCTGACGGGAATTGTTATCTTGTTAAGAATGCGACCTCTTGTGTTGCTTTGCGTTCCATATACCTCATCATAGAGCCACATCTTATATACTCTTTCATTTCGGCAGTATCTAGCCAACAATGTATTTTCTCATTAGGTCTACATTGTGATTGATGTTTTGAAGTTGAAGATGAATAGCTACCTTGATTGCCTATCCATATCCCAGCTTGTCGGTCATAGATGTACATAGGAAAATGATATCCATAGCTATATACGACATATAACCCTTCATCATCAAAGGATACTTTATTTTCTGCAAAGATACTTGCGTCAGCATATCTATTATATGAGCCCTTAAATTCTTTCAGCTCGTTGACATATTTTTTTGCGTTTTTATTTGCTACTCTCATAGTTTTGCTCCTGTAATTTTCCCGTTAGCTTACGGGAATAGTTAGTTAATATTAGTCGTCTGGTTTTTAAATATATTTGTACCATTATGACTATTATACTATAGGTCAAGTGATAAGTACAGTGTTCTGCACTTTTAATACAATCTAAATGAGCTGATGTTTTTCACTATCCTAACATGACTACTACACTAACTACACCAACTACATCAACCACATCAACCTGTGATTATCCTGCGGACATCAGGTCAGGGTTAGTGTTATGTATCGCTGTAAACTTTTGCTGTTGGTATAAACTCAGGCTCTTCTGCCTAGCCATAAAACTAAGTTTTTTGTTATTGTGAACTTTTGTTGGTGGTGTAAAACTGTTTCATCATCTCCTTGTTTATTCTGTATGTTTTTTATGAGTGTAAACTTTTGTTGGTGGTGTAAAACTCTACGGCTCGTATACGTCCAGCGTCTTAAGTTATCTATTGTAGTATACATCTGACTGCGATTAAAACTTAAAGGTCGATTCCCATTGTTCAGACTCTAACTTTGTGTCTTTCTCCCTATCTAAATGTTACTCTCATAAAAACTTAATAGAGGCTACGATGCTAGATAGTGTCGCTTTCTGCTAGTTTTCCCCGTAAATTTACGGGAATCTGCGGTTCACGGTTCACAAAGGGGTCAACTTTACATATAGAACTGGAACCGAACATTTTGTCGAGCTGTAGTCAGACTTAAGTGTCTGTTTTATTTAAAGTATAGTATAGTATATATTAAGTTTATTTTAGTAATTTTATGGTCGGTTCCATAGTTCCTATCTTTTTTATAGGACAAATCCTTTTTGCTACAAATACTACACCGCAAAAATCAGAGGCACGACTCCAAGTAATTTAAAAAACTTCTCACTATCTAAATAAAATAGGAACTACGGAACTGGTCTTATATATCAAGCACTTAAGTAGGAACCAAAAAAGGAACTGAAGTACTTTACATATAGAACTGAACCTCACTATCCACATAGACCCACTATCTAACTGATAACTGGTGTTAAAAGTCTTGCTGAGGTTTTTCAAAAAAAATTCTAAAAAATTTTAGACAAAAAAACCCCCGTATACTCATAATATACAGGGGAAAAATAACTTCCATGTTAGTCCTAATTATTCAATTACTTGAATATCGTTCTCATCTTTGAATTTTTGGATTTTATCCGCAATAACCTGTAAATCATTTTTAATAATTTTGTAAAATAATTTTTCATTTGCGGAATGTAAATCCTTATTTTTATCTAGTAAAGCATTAATTACAGGCGTTGAGGTTCTTGTAATATTTTTATCTAGATTGACAACAAGATGCTGTTTGATGGTGTTTTTCTTACTTTCACCTTTAGCCCTATTTTGTAATTTAGTAAACTTTCTTTTCATATTGCCGTCAGCATTTTCCAAAATACCACGTTCGGACTTATCGCCTACTTTATAACCTTTTAGAGTATTTGCGATTTCTTCAGTATATTTTGGTTTTCCTTTACCATCTGTTACTTTTAGAAAATCACCCTTTGAAAGTGGCAAGTCAAACATATCAACCTTGTTAGTAATAACATACTTGCTAATGTCTTCATCTTCCATGTAAACATTGATTTTAATAACAGAATGTAAGTCAACATCTACTTTTTTAAGTTCTCTCATACTTGAAACTTCAAGTAATGCAGGGTTACTTATTGCCATTTTTTGAGCTACACCCGTAGCTAGAATATCACTATCTTCAGAATTTTTTAAATGGTTACTGAAATTTTCCATTTGTTTATATAAGTTTTTAATACTCATTTTTATTCCCTCGTTTTAAAAGTTTAAGTTTAAATTTCCCGTATGTTGACGGGAAACCCCGTATAGTGAAATACAACTTTATTAATCACTATACCTTTTACTATACACGAATGTATATAATTTACAATAGTAGAACACAAAAAAACTAAAATAAATGAGCCGTAAAAACTGGCGATGTAAGTTGTTGATTTTATTAAGAAATCCCGAAAGTATCCACAAGTTATCCACAGAGTTATCCACAGAATAATTTAAATTATTTTAAGAATTCCCGTTATTTTACGGGAAACTGGTTATACCACGCATACCCCATACGGCAAAATTTTTGTACACGCACACAGTCCCCTATACACTGAGTTTTACGCAAATAATCGGCAAAATATGTAAAGCCATAGACCTACCCTTGCTATATGTAAAGTAGCCCCCTATGAAATAAAAAGGCGAGTGCAAAAAAATTTTCTGCAAAATTTTGAAAAACCAAGGGGCAAAAAAACCCCCAGCAAGTGTGGGGGAAAAGAAAAGTAACGACACTTAATTAAACTTTAACCCGAGGGGAGTAAAAAATCGTTACTATGTGAAAACTGATGTAGGCCGAATCTTGTACTTTCACCACTCTCTAACTATTAATAATTAATCAAAACGACCTACTACATATAAACTATACATGATTTTAGTGCCAAGTCTAGCCCACTCCGACCATTATTAAAAACAGTTGGACTTTTTACTTGTTCTTATTTCCCACAAGAACAAGCGTAGGTTTAGAACTTTCTTTTGCTTCGGGAGGACAGAAAGATTCTAAAAATTCCTCTCCTGACAAAAATTGTTTTATTATCCTTAAATTCTTCAATATATCGTTTGGGTGCACTTCAATATGAGTTACGCCATCTATATTAGTGTGAATGACCTGAGCCTCCGCTTCAGCTAGAAGTCCTTTGGTGTATAAGGCATAGTATGCATTCTCAAATTTTTTCTTAACAGAACGAGGCAATCCCATATAGTAATATATGAATTGGTCTTGGTCTTCTTGAGTTTCTACATCAAATATGTTTAAATGTAAAACTCCGTCTCTAGTTAGGTTCATCTCCATAAAAACCTCTCAAGTTTCGTTGTATTAAAAATAATTATATATTATACTTTTAGTAAGTAAAGTAAGCTGCAATTAATGTACATGGGTGTAAACAGCGACACATGAAGACAGAAAACACTCCCGAAAACCAAGTAGTGATGGTCCCTAACATAGAGGACGATGTTGCTCTCCCAAAAAATGCCCGTGAAGCTTTACCCGATATGTCCCCTGAGCAAGAACTCACTATGAGGTCAAACACTGTCAAGCTAATATCTGACTTGGCGGGTGAAAGTATACAACCATCACAAGAAAATATGGAAGAGGCAGAAGAAGTTGCCAAGCAGATGATGGTAAATCCTAAATTGAAGCCAGACTTTGGTACTTACCCAAATGAAACTATAGCTTATCTTGCTGGTATGGTGGCACAGACTAGCCATATGGTAGCCAAAGACCTTGCCGATATAAAATTATCAGTTGTAAATGGACTACTGCAAGAAGCAACTCTAGCAAAATCATCAAGAGAACGTATTGCTGCGTGGAAAGCTATAGGTGAAGTGGACGGAGTTGACGCATTTAAGAAAAAAACTGAGGTAACACATATCAATAAGTCTGGTGAAGAGCTAGAAAAAGAGCTTAAAAAGACGATTGATGAACTAAAAGGTAAAATTATACATACTAAAGAGGTCATTGAAGTACAAGACGTGGAGTTTGAGGATGATTAGTCCTAAAGATTTAGAGTTATTAGAACAAGCCCTACCTCAAATGAGTGAATCAGAGCGACAACGCAACTTAAAACTACTACAAGCTTATAAAAAAGAGCTAGTTAAACAAGCTGGTGGTAAAACTTTCTTAGAATTTATTAAACATGTCTATCCAGACTACAAAGTAGGAGCACATCATGCAAAACTTGCTAAATTATTTGAAGAAATTGCAGACGGAAAACGTAAAAGAGTTATTGTCAACATCGCACCACGTCATGGGAAGAGTGAGCTCATATCTTATCTCGCTCCTGCGTGGTTTTTGGGAAAACACCCAGCCAAAAAGGTCATCATGGCTTCGCACACTGCGGATTTGGCTGTCAACTTTGGTCGTAGAGTTAGAAATTTGGTTGGTTCGGACTCGTACAAGGATATATTCCCAGATGTATCACTACAGGCGGATTCTAAGTCAGCGTCCAGGTGGGGTACGAACTTTAATGGCGAGTATTTTGCTATTGGTGTGGGCGGTGCTTTGGCTGGTCGTGGAGCCGACCTATTTATTATTGACGACCCTCACTCGGAGCAAGACGCTAAGTTAGGAAAGCCAGATGTTTTTCTACCAGCATGGGAATGGTTTCAATCAGGGCCACTACAACGTCTAATGCCAGGTGGTGCTATTATTGTGGTGATGACTCGTTGGTCAAAACTTGACCTAACAGGACAGATTGTAGACCAGATGATAAAAAATGATGAGGTAGACGACTGGGAAGTGGTAGAGTTTCCAGCGATACTAGAGAAAAAAGGAGAAGAAGTAGCTTTGTGGCCTGAGTTCTGGCCGATAGAAGAATTACAATCTAGACGTGCTGCCTTAGATATACGATATTGGAATGCACAGTATTTACAAAACCCTACATCAGAAGAAGGTGCTTTGATAAAGCGTGAGTGGTGGAATGTATGGGAAGAGGAAAAGCCACCTCCTTGTGAATTTATTATAATGACACTTGATGCTGCTCAAGAAAAAAATAATCGTGCCGACTATAACGCATTATTAACATGGGGGGTGTTTCTTAACGAAGAGACAGATAATTACAATATTATGTTATTAGATGCTGTTAAACAAAGACTTGAGTTTCCAGAACTCAAAGAGTTATGCATTGAAGAATATAAATCTTGGGAACCAGAT